GATATGGCATTACTTCAGGGGCTGTCATTCTGGAAGATCGGCTCTTCCAGGAATAAGCTCAAGATTACTGCACTCGGCGCTGATCAGGTAATCCCGATTCAACCATCACTGAAGAGCATTCAGGAGTCGGCGGCAATTGCCCACTATTCCTGGAAGCCGCTTACTTACTTCCACAAGGTATTCCCATACTCCTCGGCTGGCATTGAGGCCAACGCTAAGTCTATCCAGGGAATGATGCAGGGTAGGTATAATCGCCCAAACTCAATGGATCAGACAACCTGGGACGGATTAAGCACTGGCATGAAACGAATCATGGGGGCGCAATCAGGAGCAGCCTGGGGCGGTAGCGGGGACAAATACTATGGAGTAGCGCAACTTGAAGAGTACTATGTTGACGACTATACTCGCAACGAGAGCCGTAATCCGATCCAGATGAAGGACCCGTTTCTTGGCCTGGATCAACATAATTGGCATTATATCGTAAAGCCTGGGGAGAGGCTGTACCCACGGAAGCGGCTGATTATCTTTGGTGGAGAAAAGCTCATCTATGATGGCCCCAGCCCTTATTGGCACGGGATGTACCCATACGCAGCCCTGTGGACCAATAAAGTTCCATGGTCATTCTATGGCCTTAGTCTATATCGAGATTTGCTGCCGATGCAGGAGATGCTCAACCAGATCCCTGCTGGCATTGCCGACATCATAGCTAAGGCGCTCAACCCGCAACTACTCACGAAGCAGAATACCATTGGGGCACAGCAGTTCCAGGCGTTTGCGGCAGATCGCCCTGGGGCTAGGTTAATCCTCAACAACAACGCTGGCGACATTGATAAGGCGTTCGTTTACCAGAAACCTCCAGATATCCCGAGCTATGTCCCACAGATGTTGCAGGGCGTACTTAACCCAGAGTTCGACCGACTGGCCGGAAACGTCGATGTTAATGCGCTGGCAGATAAGAATCAAATGTCCGGTAGCGATACGCTCGACTCCATGCGGGATAACCTGCAAACTTCAATCCGTAGGGAAAAAAAGTTTATCGAGACATTCCTAGTTGATGCTGGGCAGCAGGCATTGTCAAACGTCATCCAATTCTACGATACCCCAACAAGGATGAAGATCCTTGGGGCAGACGGACTGACGGACCACGACTTCCTATATGACCCAGCCAAGATATACCCTGGGATAAAAGAATACGGTGAAAAATTCAGCCAGCAGTTCGCAATGACCGTAAAACCGGGTAGTCTTAACGCCAGCCAGAAGGACGCCGTTAAGATCGAAGCAGTGGGCCTAGTGGCTCGTCAGGTCATAAGCCGTAAAGAGTACTTTCGCCGAACTGGCGTCGATCCAGATCACGCAAAGCGAATCATGGATGAGTTAGTCGAAGAGCAGCAGATTATTAACGCATTGACGCAAGGCCAGGGAGTTGGCAGCGGAGGCGCTGGTGGTACGCGGACTCCTCGCGATGCTGGTGCCAGGGAAGGCGTTGGGGTTTAGTCCCTTTCTTTATGGTAAAGCTCGGATATTCCTGGGATATAGAGGTCAAGCTCGTAGATATCCCAGGCCTCCAAATAGTACGGAAGGCCCTTGTCTCGCATACGCTTCGCCATGTCGTAAGAGCCTATGGAACTCTTTCCTCCTGGGTCGTGCAAAGCAATGATAATGGCACCATCGGAGTATTGACTCATTTCCTCATTCCGGATTATACCCCCAGCTTTCCCATTCCCGAGCGGAGGAGGAGACCATTTAGCAGGAAATTCTTTGGCTTTCTTTCCGGTGATTCTTTTAGCCAGTTCGTATCCGAGTGTATCGATCCCCTTGGCCATGCCGCTAACGACTTCCGTTATTGGTCCGTACCGATCTTTCCAGTCCATGCGGAGCGCCAAGATCCGATTAATGAAAAACTCCTTCCCGGCTTCGTATATGAGCCGCTGTTCTTCGGTTGGTTTAGGCTTGGCTGGAATGCTTCCAGCCCTTCTATCGCCTGCCACGATTACACGCATGTAGGTGATTCTACCACAGGTTTTGCAATATGAAGCGCCAGAAGCCATTAAAGGATGCGTACAACAAGGCCATTAGGGCGAAGTTGTCGAACTATGCAGGCAATTGCAAGAAGAAGTCGATTACGTGGTGTCTGAAAGTGAAGGACGCATGGAACCTCTTCATGGGCGACTGCTCCTATTGTGGCAGGCCAGCCATAGAGTCGGGAGACAAAAACGGATTCAACGGAATTGACCGAATCAACTCCAGTGGCAACTACACAATCGACAATACATGCCCATGCTGTCCGAGGTGCAACATTATCAAAAACAACATGACATTGGCTGAGTTACGGTCTGCTGTGACCAGGATGCACAGGCACATGAATCTATGGCCAACTGAGTTTGCTGAGTAGTCCGAATTTCGGACTAAATAAAGTCGTAAATATTTTCATTTCGTATTGCATTTTTTCTTTACTTGTTGTATGCGACTTAGGGACAATTAAGAAAGAAGGCATTTAGTTTAACTAAGCAGGGAGCTTTCGAGAGATTACATGAAATATCAAACCACAAGCATGAAGCCGGTTCCAATGAAGACAGATCCACGAAACGTGCTTCCCGATAACCATAAGCCCTTCAGCTTGCAGACGACCAGCAACCCGGTGCTCAAGCTAGCTACTACCCCTAACGGCGTTAAGTATGGTGCTGGCACCCCTAACGGAACATTCCAGACAAGCGGCGACAAGATCAAGATTGGCACAAAACCCATGCTTGGCTATCAGTCTGCCAATACCCCGATGTCTGATCGAGCCATTGAAAGCAAGAAGAACTTCTAATGAACCCAGGATCAGGAATTCCCTTACCGCCCGATGTCGCTGGACAGATGCCGCCAATGGGCCAGTTCGCTGGTCAGGCGCAGCAAGCGTTCGGCGGTGGCCAGGGCGCTCCGCAGGCACCACCGGATCCTGTTGGATTCGCCACGGATTCGTTAAATGCAATTGCGGATACCCTGGGCAAATTGGCCCAGGTGGTTTTGCAGGTTCGGCCTGAACTTGCCCCGCTAGTCCAAAAGATGGCTGAAGCTGGATCAATGCTCCAGAGTCAGCTAACCGCACAACCCGAGCAAGGCGCAGGCCAAGCTCCAACCCAACCGGAAAGTCCTCAAGACGTACCGATGGCGTAGTACCGCATAGCTAGTAGGCGCTTTCCTAGACTGGCACCGCAAGGTAGGTCTTAAACGGTAAGTGGCTGGCACTGAGCGAGGCAAAACAATAAATGACGTTCGACAACATTCTCAATCTACTAGATCCGACAGACAAAGAAGTATTTGAATCGATTATGGCAAAGCGCCCTGAAATTAAACAGGGATGGATGCGACAAGACGATTATAGCAGGAAGCTCGATAGTTTCAAATCGGTTGAGCAACTGGCCAATCAATGGAATGAATGGGCAGAAAACAACTGGAACCCCGAGACTAACTCAACAAAAACCGAACTGGCACTCGCCACAAGAATTCAAGAATTGGAAGCACAAGGCACACAAATGACATTTGATGAAATCAATAAACTTATCGTAGACAAAGGCCTGATGAGCAAGAGCGACTTCGACTCCGTTCTCTCTCAGAAGGAGAAGGCTATCAATGACAGCTTCCAGGGCAGCGCTTATGTCGCGGCTAAGCTGGCAGAGATCAGCTCTCGGCATACCTTGGAGTTCCAGGAGCCCTTTAAGGCTACTGAGTTTTTGACAAAAGTCGGTGAGTACGGTGTATCCGATCTTGATAAGGCACATGACATGTTCGTGTCTGACATCCGAAATAAGCGTGATGAGCAGAAGATGGCTGAGCGGATCAAACAAGTAGAGACAGATGCGTTGGCGAGAGGTAAAGAAGAGGCATTGAAGGCTTATCAGGAGTCTTTAGGCCAGGGCGTCACGCCAACTAATGACAGCAGCAATGACATTGGCTACAGCCTCCAGCATAAATTAGCTGGCGTAGCAAATGAAAACGCCATCCCGGAAGGCCGGAGCGTTGCTCAGTACGCAGCACAGAAGTATCGAGAAGAGCAGTTTAAGACCGCCTAGTCTAAATTAAGACTGGTGGCAAGCAAGGAAATTCATGGCTTTAACCTACCAAGACATTAACGCATACACGAATAAGTACATCGTACCGAAGAGTACCGATGTCATTTTCAAGAACGATCCACTATTGCAGCGGATCCTAACCAAGAATAAGGTGAGCTTCCCCGGTGGCCTGTCTATTCAGCGACCGCTGATGTATGCCGAGTTGGCATCTGGGTTCTTCAACCGTGGCGATACGTTTGATACCAGCTACCGCTTTACCGACACCGCACTGGGCGTCAATATCAAGTTCGCCTATACCGGCATTACACTATTGGGCACTGACGACGTGCTGAACCGTGGTCCGGAAGCTGCCTTCAGCATTGTCGAGACCAAGATGCAGAACGCTGCGATGACCATGAGTAAGTTGCTTGCTCAGAAGATGTACCTAGACGGCCAGGGAGTCTTGTCCAGCACGAGCGCTCTCGACGGCTTGATCGCCTGGATCGACGACGGCAATACCAATGCTACCTATAGCGGCGCTACAGACATCACTCGTTCCTTCGCGAGCGTTGGCGGAATCACCCGTGCCGACATCCTGGCTGGTCCGTCCACTGGCGCGGAGACCTCATACGCGCAGGTTAACGGCCTAAACGCCTACACTAACCGTGATCTGAGTACGTTCACCTTGAACGATCTCAACAGAGCCTACTCTATGGCTTGGTTCGGCTCCGATAGCCCCGATCTTATGGTTGTGACCCAAGGCGGATGGAACAAGATTTGGAACGCCACGACTCCGTTGCAGCGGTATGAGAACAAGGATAACGACTTGGCGAAGGTCGGCTTCCAAAACTTTAAATTCAACTTCGCGGACGTGGTGATATCCAAGTACATGCAGGATGCCATTGGCACCACCAACGGCATGATCCTCGGCTTGAACACCGAGTACCTGGAAATGTACATCAGCGACAACAAGAAGTTCCAATTCGGCTTCACCGGATTCAAAGAGGCGCAAAACACCATAGACGTGACCGCGCAGAGCCTCTTCGCAGGTAACCTCATGGCCGTTAACCCGCGTTCGAGTTTCAAAGTGATTGGCTCCAGTTTGGTTAGCTAATCCTTCGCTTTCATAAGTTTGCAGTAAGTCTGGGCTAGTCATCTAGCCCAGAATAGAAAAGGAAATCACAAAACATGCCAGTAGGAAATATCGCTCTTAAAAAGGGCATTGCAGCAATCTATACCACAACTGGTGCTTCCGGTCCTGTTTACGACAGCATCAGCACTGGTTACTTCCCTTCCGATCTCTTGCCTATCTCGGCAGCGTCGGCAGTAACTCTAACTCTTCCCCCGGCGAAACTGACTGGTCAAGCGATGGGTGGTGGCGACGCTCAATTCTTGCGCTTCGCCAATTACGCAGCTCAGGCAGTAACGGTCGTTGCGGCTTCTGGCGATTCGATCATCGGATCGACCGCTACGATTGCTCAAAACGCATCGGCTGCATTCGTCGCTGACTCGGCCAACTCTCGCTGGTTCCGGTTCTAGGAGCGTGACCTATGAGTGACTTCGTAGATCTTCGCGCACGACAATTCCAGGTAGGCTCGGGTAATTCTGCGCCTACCGGAGGCCGATGGAACGTCGGCGATACATATTGGAACGAGTCCCCGACTGCTGGCGAGCCCACTCTATGGGTATGCGTTACCGCTGGCTCTCCTGGAACATGGGTTGGCACTGCTCCCGTATTGGCGACCACCGCTACGGCTGTGTCGGCTGCTGGTAATATCACCCCAGCTACTCCGCTGATCGACATCGATACTGGTGGATTCAACCTAACTCTAACGGCTCCCACCGCTGTCCAGGCCGGTTCTACAATTGCGATTATGAACAACACGGCAAGCACCGTTACCCTCGTTGCTGGAGCTGGAGTTACGGTCAACGCTGGGTCCGCCGTTATATCGGCCAATACAAGCGCGCAAGTCCGAACCGTGTATCCTGGTAACTACTACAGGATCGCCTAATAACAACGCAGTACAAACTCGGCTCCCTTCCGTTGCAGAGGATGGGAGCCATTCTTTCTTAGAGCCATGCACCAACAATACACTACTACGCTGAAACAGATGGTTGGTCGAGTGCTGTCAATCAAACCACCACTTCCGCCGACCTTGGCCACGGATTTCATTAATGACTCCATCCGTGTCCTCATGGACCGAAAGCCGAATTGGTCTGGCTTAATTAAATTCACTTCCGTGTACGTGCCACCTCCTATTAACGCCGGATCGGTAAGCATGGTACAAGGCAGTGATAATATCACGGTTAGCGGAACTACTTGGCCAGTAGATGACGTAGTTAATACGACCATTCCTGCCACGATATCCAGGACAGGCCTGCAAGTCGTAGTTCCGGCTTCCATGGACGGGATTGATGTTGATACGCTTCTGTACGTTGATAGCGCTGGCAACCCCGAGATCGTGGCGGTTAAGTCTGTAACTTCGACTTCCTTCATGGCGAAATTCACGAAGTTCCATAACCCAGGCTGTACGATTACAAGTAGCTCGTTGGCAAATCGCCAATTGAAACTAGGTGCGACCTACCCGATTTACACGATTCGCGCAGTAACGTCAACTACCACGGCGACTATTGACCGAAAGTGGCTTGCCTCAAACCTGAGTAACGGATATCAAATCGTCAGGCTGTATTATACGATTGATCCAGGACTCAAGTCATTAATCAGCATGGTTGATCAAAGCCAGGGAATCCCTCCCCTTGGTGTTAATATGCCGGTACAGTACTTGGATCGAGTTGACCCACAACGAACAGCAATGGGCTATCCGCAGATATTTGCATCCAAGGGGCCTGACGCCAATGGAAATATGCAATACGAGCTTTGGCCATCACCTCAATCGGCTAGGCAGTTGACCTGTACCTATGTGCAGCAGCCTCCCCAGATGATTGCAGATGATGATTTCCTGCCTGATTTCGTCAATCCAGCAGTCGTCTTCCAGTATGCCGCCTCAATGGCATGGAACACGAAAGTCGGAGTGGACGACATTTACTTCGATCCGCAGGTATCCAGGACGCATTACGACCTATTTGAGCGTGGTTTCGCGGAGATGTGCAAGGCTGATGATGAGAAATCTGCGAATGGCGTGCAGTGGAGCCAGCAATGGAATGGTATCGGGGGAGCAAACTGGAATCAAAGCCACAGCATTGATGTAATAATGTACGGCCAATGGTAGGCCCCTCCTTCAGGAATTATAAGAAGACACGCAATGACGTACACGACAAGCAGACTTGGAAATTAACAAAGCAAAGGACTTATGCACAACGAAAAACTTTATTCGCCCGCGACTCCTCCGAAAGATCTGGAGCCATGCACGGCAATCTACGAGATGCTCCAGGCCGAGAAGCGCAAGCAGGCCATGGGGCACGACCATTATGGCATGGGCTACTGGGAGGAGAGCGAGAAGTACTGGAAGGCAAAGGATAACTATATCGACTCCATTTCCCGTGGTGGCGGCACTACTGATTTCTCGCGGAAATAATGCTATACGAACTGATACTGATCGTTGCTCTCCAACTGCCTGATTACGACAAGCGGGTTGAAGAGTTGCGTCGGATGTCGGAGATGGCAAATCAGTCTGAAATTAGACTGGCGCAGCAACGCGATATTAAGTACCGGAAAGCGGTATTGCATCGGGATCACGAGGAGTTTATCGCCAAGTTCAACGACTACCTAGCCAAGTACAATCAGGGTGCTATGGCAACTAGGGAAATCAGGGATTGCGTAAGGGCTTGGGAGAAGCTACGCAAGAACCCAGATTCGGGGTTCAATGCCGGTCATTAGCCTTCAGTCCCTCATGGACGCAACTTACTCAAAATTAGACAATAATAGTGCCTTCTACAGTCAATCCGAAGTGACGTGGGCGATTAACGAAGGCATTCGCCTTGGCAACATCTTCTGCGGGTGGCTAACGGCAACTGAGTCCGTGCCATCGGGAGGGGTAACGATTGCCAATAGGGTAATATACAGAGTCCCAAGCTCAATTGCAATCCCGCAGAAAGTCACCTTCGAGGGCAAGGAACTTGATAAGGTCGGCATGTTCCAATTATTCCGTAATTGGCCTACGTGGATGAAAGACACGACTGCTACCACCGGATACCCAGTTAATCGATGGTGCCCTTACTCATTTAATCGATTCGCGATCAACCCAGCAGATGCAGTCGGCGGAGGACTGCTGGAGGTGACTGGAATTGCAAGTCCTGATTACTTATCGGCAGCTACAGACACTATAACACTTCCAAAGATAGCGTCATCCGCCATATCTGAATATGCCGCTCACGTAGTTCAGTGCAAGTTGGGATCAGTCCCTTTGACGCAATCAATGCCAATGTATCGAACCTGGGAGAAGATGATTAAGCAGAATGGGATTTGGAGGCGATACAAGCAACCAAACTTTTGGTTGGACAATCGAGATCCGGAGTAATTATCATGAAAGAGAAGACAGCTAAATCAATTGAAGCCGTCAAGGACTTCGTAAAGAAAAACCCAAAGAAGATCGCAGCCGTTGTAGTCGCCTTGCTGTCAGCCCTCCCGCAAGAGAGCCAAGATATCATTAAGGCGATTATCGAGGCCCTGGTTCAGTCTGCTGCTTAAGGCAATACAATGAAAACACTATTACTATCACTCCTGCTTTCCCTGGTGGCGTTCGGCCAGGATGTCACTAATGAAATCTACTGGGCGTCTCAACCAGAGGCCGTCCAAATCCTTAACAGCTTGCCGGATGCGCAGAAGGCCCAGAAGGCTGAGTCCCTAGCCAAAGAGGGCTACCGCATCGATGTTCCTATCATGGTCTGGGGATGGGACGCCTTTAAGGTTATGAAGATGCGCAAGGACTACGGGTACACCTGGGTTCCATCGGCACTGATGCCGAATATCACAATCGCCCCCGGTCTTGCCATGGTTGGCACAACCCCGTATGATCCGAACTCTCCTCCTTCCGGTGCTATTAAGGTATCCACGGAGTCGAAGGATTATCCCGCTTCTGTTAAACCAGTCGAGACCAAGGTGAACACATCACCCGTTGGTCCGCAGTCTATTGGCAACTTGTACCTCACCACGACCGGAGACTCCCTGCCAGCCGATACCGTTGTCGCCGAAGAGCGCGGTAAATTCGTGAAGAGAGTAAAGGTCGGTCCTTTCGGCTCCTGGGCGTACTGGGAAAAGATTTAGTGGTATAATACTGCCATGCAAATGAATCAAGAAAGTAGTTGGTTGCTAGATAAGGCTGCAAAAGAAGACGGTGCGCAAGTGTCCGTTAGTGGATTAATCGGCGATATCGAGGCTATGGGAACAGGATTGGCTGGCTGTAAGATCACTGGGCATACAGAACCGTTTAAGCTCCATGGAATTAAGATGGTTTCATGGCCTGGATATCCCGCGTACCCATATTACTACGATAAGTGGTGGGACTACGGGTTATATGGGATGAAATCGCCGGAAAAACCGGCAGCCGACAGTGCGGAGCTAACGAAGGCTTTCCAGGCTGCTCAAGAAAAAGCAATTCAGAAAAAGGCAGACGAACAAGCAAAACAAGCAATTAATTACCTCGATCCTGAAGTCGATAAGCTCGAAAAGAAACTGAAGGATATTCAGTCTAAAATAGAGACCGCTAAAGAGCAGCGAAAGCGCCGAGACGAAAACAAGGCAAAAATCGCCGCGCTACACAAGCAGATCGAAGAGGCGGAGAAGTTGCTATCGAAAGAAATGCAGTACTAGTTCAAAACTACAGAGTGTTCACGTACCGTGAACAGGGGAACCCCGGCTAAGTCCGGGGTTTTTATTTGATTACAGCTATCTCGTTACGGGATAATAGTTACAGCCATGGCTATTTCCGTAAGAGACCTGTACGAACAGATCTGCGATTGTGTACTTGAGCCGACGACACTCACTGGACAGACAATCACGGATAGCCAATTCCTGTCTGCGCTCAATCAGGTCCTATCGGATTTTCTGCAACTGGGCGGATATATTAAGCCATTAATCAATCAAGCGGAACTAGGTGTCCGTATCTACGAGTCTCCTGGGCCTTCTACTGTAATTAAGAATCTGGCCGTAGATGAAGCTGGAGTACCAATGAACTCAGGATTCTACTGGGATCAATCCGACGCTTATTGGCAGAACTCAGAGCCAGGAACTCCACAGGAATGGCGACAGGATCAGCTCGAAGTTCAGGGGTGTGAAGTTCGCCCAGCCCCAGCTTGGACAGGCTGGGATATTGCCGTATCTGGATCCGGACTATATGGACAAATCTCAAGCACCTCCGGTTCACTCGGACTTGATATTGAATGTGATCCAGTTGCCGCTGGCGGCCTGCTGGGAACAGCGAGCAGCTTTGACAACGGAAGCGTCTACGTTGACGTAGCTGGCCCCATGTTAGGCGTCATTGGAAGTATACAGGTGTCCGAACTCAATATCACGCAGTTTTCCATTTGCTCCACACAGTATACCATCACGGATCTCGACCAGTGGATACCCGACATCGACGCTTCATTTAGTCCATTTTTAAGACTTGGCATCATGAGAATCATTAGCGAGAACAACGCAGAAACGAAGAGTATCAACGCCGATAAGTATTATAGCAGTCGAATCATGGAAGGCGTATCCCTATTGCGGTCGATGACGGAAGAGAGGCCAGAATAATGCCATCAATAGTTACAGTAACACCCCGCCCGATTTACGTGGAAGATCTCGCGCTATCTACCTCCAATGCGCCCGCAACCGTAGACCATGAGGTTGCAGGTGTTGGCATAGTCCCGCTAACGCCCATCTCCGCAATGCTCTACAGTGACCTTCATCCATATGCTGACGACTCAGCCGCCGCCGCTGGCGGTATCGGGGTAGGCTACCACTACTTCAATACCACCACGAGCCTGCCAAAGACCAGGATGTCCTAATACATGAAAACACTTTTGCTAGTACTGGCCTCATTGTCAGTAGCCGCCCAAACCTATCAGCCCGTTCCGCTCCGGGTATACACGCGCAGCGGGATCAACTCCGATACCATCATCGACAATCGAAGCGTCGTTAATCGCAGCCTTCGGTTCGTCACGATTGCATGTACCGGATCTGGTACATGGTCTGCCTCTTTACTGTATGGAGCTACGACATCTTCGTTCTCGTCCTATGGCTCATCGGCTACGGTTACCAATACAGAGTCGATGCCTACTGCGTTTGGCTTCCTATTTGACCCTCCTCGGTATATCCTGATCGATGTTACCGGAACTGTTTCATGTGATTTTTCCGGATTCCAGGACCTGTATTCAACTGGTGGAAGCTCAGGCAGCGTCACCTACCCGATCCCGGTAGCAAGCGGCGGTACTGGGGCTACCAACGCAACGGACGCCAAGATCAATCTTGGGATACCATGGACGTTTAGTGGATCGAATATTTACTTCAACACCGGCAAGGTCAGTATCGGCAATACGACCAGTGGATCACCCTTAACAGTCAGCACTCAATCAACCGTCGCAACTCCACCTACTGGCAGCACTATCCATGCATCAGGACCCAATGGACTGGCGTCACTGATTGTATCCGATGCTTACGGTGGCGGGGCTTCGGGATTCATTGGCCGAAGAGCTAATGGGACCGCCGCATCACCGACAGCATCTCTGACAGACGAGCAATTGGTTATCTTTGGAGGGCGGGGATACGGAGCGACCGGATTCTCGGCTACATCCAGGGCTAGCGTTACTGGGTACGCCGCCGAGAATTGGACGGACAGCGCACAGGGGACCTACCTAGGATTGCGGACGACTACAATCGGAGCAACTACCGAGACTACTAAGTGGCTTATTGGCGACTCTGGCCACTTGCTCTGCTTTACGGATGGCTCATGTGATATTGGGGCATCCTCGAACTATCGCCCTCGTGACATCACCATTACTAGAAACCTCGTGGTCGGTGGATCGGCCACGCTCGGTACACCATTGGCGATCACCAGTGGTGGAACTGGTGCAAATAATGTGGCCTTAGCTCGGGTTAACCTGAACGAAAACCTGTTAATGAATAACGATTTCGACTTCTCGATCACAAGCGGATCGGGAGTCACTGGCGACTTGTCGGCAACGGGAGCGAAGACTGTAACCTTTACCACTTGCCCGCTCGGCCTTAACGGAGCTAATAGCGCAGTGGGTCACTGGCTGCGTATCAGCGGAGGCACTGGCACAGCAGAGAAGGTCAACGTAACTGGCGGTACCTGTACCAGCGGGGCATCGAATGGCACTATCGAATTTACCACTGCCCAAACCCACACTGGTTCGTGGGCTATATCCACGGCTACCGCTGGCCTACAGGAGGCATTTTACTATGCTACCCCATCGAACATCCAGATAGCCCCAGGTGACTGGAGTATGTACGGACCACTATTGATGTACGGAACAGGAGGGTCTACGGTTCGCATCTCTGGCAGTGGAAACAGTGCCAGTCGGCTAGTCCGAGATTCGTCTTACCCAACCGGAGATCTCATCTCCTATGACGGATCAATATCGACTGGGCAGATCATGCTCAATAACTTCTCGGTACTCAATGCCAATGGATTCAATAACCCATCCGGAGCTGGTATCCACCTAATCCTACGACAGTTATTCGAGGCCACGATTGACGACGTAACAGTGTTCAACGGATTTAACCCTATCGTCGTAGACGGAACAGGAAGCGCGAGCGTATCGATGGAGAGAGTGTATGTATACATCCTTGAGAGTTACTCCGGCGTATTAGGAACCCCTCTATATGAAACTGGTGACGGCATAACGCTGAATCTAGGAGAGGCGACGCTATCCAATACTCGATCATCCAGGGATGTCAAACGGGCACCTGGGACTAATTACGGCGGGAGTGGCCTAAAGATAATCCGGGCCGATGGGATCAGAGTAATCGGCGGGCACTACAACGGAACATACGGTATCCATGTTGCTAACGATCCCTCATTTATCTTCAACTTCTTCTATGTAGATAACGCTATTTTTGACGAAACCTACAGCCACTCTGTGTACTTCGCGGCTGGCACAACTAATGCCATATACGGACAAGTCCGCATTCAGAACAGCCACTTCGCAACGCAAGACGGCGACAATGAAGCTGCTGGCATCTACGTTGGAAGTCCACTAAGAGGGCTTACCATTGAAGGGAATGACATTAGTGGATTCGAGGGACCTGGGATTATTCTTGGTCTTCCAGATGCGGTGCCTATTGGGGCGATTGTATCGAACAACCAAGTCAATAACAACGGACGAACATCAACTGCGCTTGATGCGGGTATAGTGATACCGGCCACTGGGCTATCTGGATCTGGGTCATATAACTCAAACACAGTTATATCGGGAAATACGATTGGTAATAACCTAGCCGGTTCAGCTACTCAGTCAATCGGGATTTATTTCTCTGGCCCATCAGGCAAGTTCCGTGGTTATACCATATCAGGAAATAGCATATACGGAAATTCGGCAGCAGCAATAGCGAAAGACCCGTCTCCGACTGTTGAGCAGTTCGTAGCAAATACCAACGGGGGAATAACTGATACCGTAACACTCGTGTCAAGTGCCTCTCTTAGCGGTGCTGATGCCACTGGGATGGCACAGACTATCGAGACATACGGAACCACTAACGTCACCAGCCTGACACCAGTGTGGGATAACCGCGTTATCACGTTTCTGAAGACGGATTCAGGAACTGTCAATTTCGTAACTGGCGGGAACATCGCTGCAAACGTAGCCCTGGCGCAGAACGGCGTTATATCGTGCCAATACTACGGAGCATACACGAAATGGATGTGTAAATAATGGCACAAGCCAAGAGTCAAGGAAACGTCACCCAGATAAAGCCGTTCGGCAATAAAGGCCTAGTTCAGCGAGTTGACGCAAATCAACTCCGCGAAGACCAATATGCCTTCCTATTGAACATGGTCTCGTCCCAAGAGGGCTCCATTCGCCCCAGGACTGGCTACACGGCCCTCTCGACCTCTTGGGGTACTCAGCCAGCATTCTCTCATACGATGGGCGTGGCGAGGGCTAATGGGCCACAGGGAGACCTGTACGCATACCTCGGTACTGGCACGGAAATTCGCAGGAATAAATACACTGGATTCAGCGGATCCTCAACCGTCATCGAAGGCAATGCAGTCACATCATCCAGGCGAGGCACGTATATTCCGTGGAAGAACGATAAAGCCGGATCGCAAATAATGACCTATTTCGCCACTGGCGAAAAGATGCTGCGGGACAATGGTGGCTATGGTGATGCCAGAGTATGGGGGATTGACCCGCCTCTCGACTTCTGTAAGGCCCAGCCAGGGACCTACTCCTTCGTCGATATCATTACAGACGGAACATTCAATGGCAGTTTCTCTCTAACAGACGCTAGACTTAACGACACAATTGCATCAGTAGCTGCCGTAGTTGCCAATACTTCGGCTGATGGGTATTACGCAATTACGCCCACTGGCGGATCAACTACAATTAACGCAATCCTTCCCGGTATGTACCTTAAGGTCGATACCATGGATATCTTCGTTGATAAGGTAGATGCGGTCCTGGGAGTGTTCTACGCATTCTTTCCCTTGCTGCCATCTGCTGGCGATACGATAAAGGCCTACGAAACAGCCGACATCACGAGCACCCCTCCAGCAGTTTCTGACGAGACATCGAACGCAATTACGTCAAACCTTGCATTCAATGGGAGCGCTGAAGACGGATTCGAGACCGATGACAATATCCACGTATCGATATTCGTCGGTACTCCAGATACCGTAGCAGATATCCGGCTGAGGCTACAGGTCGGCGGAAGTACGAGTGATTTTTACGAGAAGTCACTTTTGCCATCACCGGCCCAGAGCGTAGTTGGAGGAGCAACGTCAGTTACTGATACGTCCACAGCAGCCACGGCACTCAACGAGTACGGTCGGTATCAATCAACCAATGTCTACGGCCAGATCGAAGATACTCGGATCCAGGATGGCCTAGAAGTCAACCCGTATATTCCACCACCGGATAATATCAACTCCGGACTCCAGCCAGCCTCTATCGCTCCGGCGAATGCAGGTACGTGGAATGAGTTCACTATCAGTAAGAAAGGGTTCTTAAAGGTAGGCAGAGCTGGCATGGGCGGGTACACCTGGGCTGATGTAACCGCTGTGCAGTTAGTCGTCAAGCCAACGTCAGATACCGCTGTGGCTACAGTTAAGCTAGGCTCCGTATTCGCCTATGGTGGGGAAGGTCTAAATTCAGACCGATCTCAAGCCCTGCAACCATACGACTACGTTTACACGTATATCGATCCTGAAACTCAGGCCGAGTCGAATCCCTGCCCATTCATGGCACCGTCCTCTAGGGTTCGCGTCGGGCGGCAGTCAATTAAAGTACAGGTTCGAGGTACAGATGATACAGCGGGTCAGTACCAGGGTATTAAGCGTATTGCTATATACCGAAGAGGTGGCGCTTTTACAGACGGTCTATTCCGGCTTGTTGGATATGTCGATAACCCAGGATCACCAGGAACAGCCATGTTCGATGACTCTGTTGACGATATATCGATCATCTCGGCCAAGATCGCCGCATTCGACAATTACCCTCCGGCATTGGTGGACATTCCAGTATTGATCGAATGCCCGATATCATCAGTTTCTTATGGGTCTGATTATGCTGTTGTCAACCTAACACTCCCGGCATACTTTTCCGACATAAGGCCTTACGTTACACCTGGAACAAGGATTACGCTAAGATCATCTGATGCATCAAGCGATACAGACTTCAGTACATTTGCGGATGCAGTTGGATCGACCGGATTATCTTTCTATATCCAAAGAGAGCCAGTAGTAGGAGATAAAATTGTAGTCAGCTCAATGAATCGCGGAGGATGCGACGTGGGATGCGCTGCGTTTGAGAGGGTGTGGCTATCTGGGAATTCACTCAGTCCGCACGTAGTATACTCATCAAAGACCGGAAGGCCTGAATCATTCCCGATTATCAATGAAGCTACATTAAACGCACACTCTGTCAGCGTAAGCTCTCCAGATAATCCAGTAAACGGGTTAGTCGAATTCAACGGAGAAGTCATAGCTCTATGCCAGAACGGACTGTACTCCATCCGGCTCGACCAAGGGCGCATAGTCGGCCCACAGGAACTTCCATCCACTCGTGGACTATATACTAAAGGGGCTTTTTGTAAGGTTGATAATGAGATTTGGTTCCTTGCATACGATGGCATTTATTCATGGTCGGGCAACACCGTAACAAAGAAGACCCTAGCCATTGACCAGCTATTCAACGGTATAGCGATTAATGGGATATCACCAATTGACTTCTCATCGAACTTCGGATCCATTCCTGCTATTTCGTACTTCTGTATGCAGCAGAAAGGAAATGAAGTATGGATGAATTACCTTAATCAAGACGGGTACTTTCAGACACTTCGCTATCACCTGATCTTTGATCGATGGTCAATCGAAGAATACTACGACAGCACCTCCACGGTAACCGTTGATCGCAATGGCCACACACTACCACTATGTTCGATCACGGCTCTGGCTACTGACTCAGTACTTGGCGTTCTCATTGCTTCAATCACGACAACTCAATCAGGCGGAACAGTTGCCGAGTTGGCGTTTATTGATTATCAGGCTGCTGGCGGAATAATACTTGGAGACTTCGATAACTCTGACTCACTGAGTGGAACCCCTATTTATTACCAAGCTATCACAAAGGCGTTCGACCTTGATACACCGATGCAGCAGAAGAACTTCACTGACATCGCGCTTGAGTTAACGATAGGAAACTCGGCAGACACTTTCGGCATCAAGGCGTACTACGACTACTCGTCAACAGCATCCACCCAGGATTCATTCACCCTTTCTCCCACGCTAACTGGCAGGCAGATATTCCAACTGCCATTAGGCGCTGGGAGTACTCCGGAGGCGAGCTTTGGATCGGCGGGCCGCGTTGTCCAATGGGAAGTTTACGGACTGTCAACCAGCGTAGATAACGCATGGCACACAATGTCGATGACCTATATCGACTTGGCCGATCTACAAAAAGGCCGGATCATGGATTGGTCCGACCTTGGCCATCCGTTCGATAAGCGGATGAACACCGTAACCATCGAATACGATGTAGCTGGATCTCTCGTGGATCTATACCTGGATTACATCTATTCCAAGGATGGAGACACTACGCTACTCGGCGCTCAGACAATCACCCTTGGTGAGGGCGTTGGCAGCGGAAGAGCTAAACAGACTTTCGCAATCAACGATGGGATCGTGGCGAAACTCGTCAGGTTGCGTCCTGTTATTTCAACGGCCCAATACCAAATCTTCGGAACACCGGATTGGAACTTTACTCCATACCCAGCGGATATAGTCAAATTTACAGACTACTCGGACTACGGCCATCAGTACGAAAAGCGCTTCTACGTGCTTTATATTAACGTCGATACCAACGGCGAAGATGTAACAGTTGACATCGAGGGCGATGGAGACGTAAAGCAAACAATCACAGTATCCGGAACTGCGGCCAATAGGATGGTGTCGAAGGCTGTGAGTATCGATGTCATCGCTAAGTTGGTCAGACTGAACGTGAAGAATATACCAACTGGCGGAAAGTTCCAACTATTTGATCATTCATTCGAGAAGGAAAATTTCCCGCCAGAGATCGTGTTGTCAACTCCGTGGTCCGACCATGGATACGACTACGACAAGTACTTTGAACAGTTGGCCTTCGACGTAAACACAAATGGTAAGAATGTCCCAGTACAGCTATGGGGAGACGGAGTTCTCAAGCAGACCGTAACCGTCAACTGCACGCAATCAACTCGCGGCAGGAATATAACGCTAAACCCAAGCATACGCGCAAAGACAATCCGTTTAGTGGTTGACCCATCGGCAATTCCGCCAGATGGTAGATTCCAGCTCTGGGGCTATAACCCGATATTCCAGCCAGCCGATAAAGGTCCAGTTGGTCACACATTTGACTGGACGGATGTAGGCCATCCATACGATAAGAAGTTCGTTGAGATGACCTTCGAGTATGAAACATTATCCGATAATGTCGGAGTTGCTATCGACACCCTGACTGGGATTAATGGAAATATCGAAACTCTGGGCGCAAAGACCTTTACCATCCAGGCAGCAGGCAGGGGCAAAGCTGTTGTCTCAATGCTTGCTAATTCTGGTGCTGAGATCATCGCGAAGATGGTCCGTGTGCGTGGTCTAGGTACTAACGACACGCTAGTCAATAACCCCGATTTTAAGATGTGGAACGTCCAGTTCCCTGGGGTTATTGCGTATCCCGCTGACACTACGCCGTTTACAGAATGGTCTGATGGTGGATATGCCTGCCGAAAGGCCATGAGAGGTGTCGGGCTTGAAATTAATACAAATGGAGTAGATGGGGTTGTGCATCTCGATGTTGACGGAGTTGCAAGCGTTAAGAGCTGGACCATTAACACAGATGTCAATGACCGTCGAGTTTTCCTGACGGCTGATTTCGAGCCAGAGATACTCGGTAAATTATTCAGACTGAGGTTTATCCCTGGGTCCGGAGGTGCCATGCAGCTATTCGGTAACCCCAACTGGGATCTAGTTAAAGATGCATGTGAATTCGTGTTCTTCGACACGTTTGAACAAGCATTCGGATCCGCTGGCTATACCGTAATATGGCAGCAGTGGCTGGATTATCGATGCGATGGGTCTATTGAGATTCGGTTTTACAATGACAATGGAACCTTATTCTACTCAAAACAATTACCACCACATCTCACTAGGTACCCGGAGAGGTTTTATTTGCCATCCCAATACGGAGGAGTGAATAATAAGAGTAAAAAGCACAGAATCATTATCGAAGCATTGGATTACTCCAAGCCATTTTACCTGTATCGCGACGAATCGAGAACAGAGTGCTATAATCTAAGCGCCGATCAGAGAGCCGGATTCTATCAGAATATCATCTGGCAAGATATCAAGATTCAAGTGTGATATGTCAGAAGAACAGACAAGTAAACTCGCAATCAGTAAGAAAGACCTGGAAGACCCCGATCTCTACAGGCTGAATAGTATTCTGAACTTCATTCAGCAGCAGATAGGATCCGTCATTAACGACAGCCGCCTTCGCGGAACCACATCCACCGAGAAGATAACCACGAAGTTATACGATCAAACTCCAGGGCCAAACGATGTAGTTCCATGGGGAACAATCAAAAAGTTCCTGTCGCCAGCATCTATTCGTCAGGCGTGGATCACAAACAATTGGCTAGGTACTCCAGTAAGGCCGATTGCAGGCATTGACGTACCAGCAAATCAAGCCGGATTCATTCAGGCATTCATCAATACGCACGCTCTACGGCTAGCGGCATATCCCGCTGACAGCTACGAAACGGGATCGCTATTCTACGAAAGCGACCGCAACTCACTGTACCAAGTACAGTCAGTAAGCGGAGCCAGTACCTGGGTGTGGATTTCGGGCCTCATGATCGATTCATTGGCTAATCAGCCATCGGACCTAGGCCTGGATGATGAAGGATTCAACTTCCTGTCAACTGATATCGACGCTCAGTATTCCTATCGATGGGATGGGACAGCTTGGCAAGACATCCTTCTATTCTCCAAGAATGAAGGGTTATTCAATTACAGCGATACCAACAATTCCACGCTGCGGTTCGGCAGGGCACGCGGCGACGAATACTCGCCGACCAATACCGCTAGCGCTGACGTTATAACAGATATCTTATTCGAGGCCAGGAGGAACGGTGTTTTCGTGACTTCAGCCGGGATTACCGTCGATATCGAATCAACCCCCAGCGGGGCTACCGCTGCTGGCAGGCTTACGGTGAAGACAGTGGATTCCACTGGCAGTGCTTTGACGGACAGGTGGATATTCGACTCTGATGGGAATTTCACGCCCGCAACAGACGTTGCTTCCAACATCGGATCGGCTACGAATGCCGTTAAAAAGGTATGGACACAAGATCTCAATGTTAAGCAGGGAGGGGCTCTCGGCGACATACTGACGAACGATGGATCAGATAACGCCGTTTGGCAGACGCCCTCGGCTGGCGGCGGGGCCGTTAAGTTCGCAAGAAGCTCCACGACCAATACGCTCACCACTTCTTTTGCGGATATCACGGGATGCTCACTCACCCTGGATCAGGATGGAGTTTGGGCGATTATCGGAAACTTCTCTTTCTATAAAGCTATCAACGATGACGAGTGCTTAGGACAGCTCGATTTTGAAGGCACTCCGCAGACTGGATACGCAAGAGGCCCTGGGGTCGATGTACTTGATGACGTTCGCGCAATGTCTTCGCAGTGTTGGACGGTAACCGTCAGCGCTCAGCCAAATACGGCAAAGCTCCAAGCCAAGAAGAACGCCGGAACAGGATCTTCTACCTCCGATACAAATAATACGACCATCATGGCAATCTTCATCGGCTAGTTGCGGTATAATACGGGCATGGAAGATGAAAGCGCAATAGTGCCAATAGTGCCTCCACCGCTTCCCGTATGGATGTACGACGCAATAAACAAAGCAATTAAAGACGCTACACTATACGGAACTGGCACAATCAAGGTACATAGACAAGGAGCGGAAGGTAATGCCAATCAAATTCTTTCAGCTCCTAGAGGGAGAGACGATTGCTCCAAATCGTAAAAAATCCATCAGACGTTGACACAATTGCTTGCCTGTATTATGCATTTAAGTCCTGTGGAAGGATTGACGACATCTTCGACGGCCATGACCTCCTGTGGTTCCTCGATCAATTCAACCAGCGGCAATCGTACCTATGCGTGGCTAAGGGGTGCGTAGTCGGCTTTGGACTAGTGAACGGCTGGGGTAGCGACTATATGCGGTGCGAGATGTCGTTTGGGTTCCTTCCCATATGCAGCGGGAGGGACTCTGTGAGATTCGGCAAGATGATGATGCGGGACGTATTTGAGTCTGAAATTAGACTAAAGTATGCTTACGGAACAACGCCAAGTCGGAACACGCTAGCCGTAAGATATGCAAAACTCCTAGGGATGAGCATAGTGGCGACTCTGCCGAACTACTTGTCATTCCATGGTAAAATCGATGATGCTGTCATGTCGTATATAGAAAGAGAGACTGTACTTGGACGAGAACCAGAAAACCGCATTGGCGAACCTGCTAAAGGACACGAAGAAGAAATACGGTGAAGTCGTCATCGACAAGAGCCACATCACGCCATGCAACGTGATCCGCACCGGATCCCTGGCGGTGGATATAGCCACAGGCATCGGAGGCCTCCCACGGGGACGAGTCGTTGAGATATCCGGGGAGGAAAGTAGTGGGAAGACAACCCTATCACTGCAATGTATTGCCGAGGCCCAGAAAAACGGCGGTATCTGCGCGTTCATTGACGCTGAGCACGCCCTAGACGCCCAATACGCCAAGAACCTCGGAGTCAATATGGACGAGCTAATTGTATCGCAGCCAGATACTGCCGAGGAGATCATCGGGATATGCCTGGATTGGGCTGCCAGCAGTTTATTCAATATGCTCGTAATCGATAGCGTTGCCGCCATGATCCCAAAAGCAGTGCTTGAGGGAGAAGTAGAAGATAAGCACATGGCTATCATGGGCCGACTAATGAGCCAAAACTTGCCAAAGGTCGTCAAGGCCGTTGCAAAGACTGACACTTGCATGGTATTCATCAATCAAATGAGAAGCAACCTCGGAGCCAGCGGACCATACGGGCCAACTACAACCACCACAGGAGGTAAGGCCCTGAAGTTCTACTGCTCTCTCAGGCTTCAAACCGCAAGAACCGGAAGCAATAAAGACGGTGAAATGGTCACGGGAAACAAGGTCAATATCAAGGTACTGAAGAATAAGCTAGCGGCTCCGTTCACAGTAGCTGAAACGAACATTAAATTTGGCGAGGGATACGATGTCAATTCGGAAATTATCGATATCGGCGTAGGTCTTAAACTGATTGAGAAGTCAGGGTCGTGGTATTCGCACAACGGAGAACGCATGGGGCAGGGTCGCGATAACTCCGGGATCTACCTCAACGAGAACCCTGAAATCCGTAACTCATTGATAGATAAGATCCGGCAAATGCATAACATAGCGTAGACAATCAAAAAGCTCGCTTTCCTCCCAGCTCCCTCGGTACAATAATACTGAGGGAGCTTTACTTATTAATGGGCGGAGGAAAAGAACGCAAGGCATCAATGGATATGCAAGCTGGCATCGCGAGGGATCAGCTCGCTACCAGCAAGCAGTATCTCGACCTAGCCACGCAAGAGCAGGGTCGCAGAAACACGCTTCAGCAGCCGACTATTGATTTCTACTCAAAGATTGTAAGTGGTGATCCGAATGCCAGAATGACTGCCGCCGCTGTCCCACTTGGGGATATAGCCAAAGGAGCACGCGGCGCTCGCGAAAGTATCATGGACTCCGTTCCCCGTGGAGCTGGTCGCGATTTCGCATTAGCACAGAACGAAAATCAAAAGTACTCCCAGTCCGCAGATTATCTCAATAAAGCCTTTATGGGTGCTTTTCCGGCACTATCAGGCCTAGGCACCGAAGCTGGGCAAGTAGGACTCCAGAATACCGGAGCTGGAATGCGTGGAGCGGAAGCTGGAGCTAATACAAATTCTGGCGTGATGCAAAATCAAACCCAGCAAAAAGCTGCTCAACTTGGAGTAATTGGTAGCCTAGCTGGCGCGGCTGGCCATGCGGCGGGAAGGCGGTAGTCATGGCTCAAGGCCAGGGTCCTTTTTCAAGCTATCTCACAGAGACGTTCAAACCACAAGCCACGCAGCCCACTGGATTTGAAACCACCCCCGTAGCTATTGCCGCTATTGGGTCGAAGTTCCTTGATGGATTACGGCAAGCTCGATTGCAAAAAGCCGCCATGGCAGAGCAGGAAAACGAGAAGATTCAACGCGCTCACGAGCAGGCTATTGAATTCGCCCAAAAGCAGCAGGGCGTAGATCCTTCCGTAATACAGCGGAATGTTAACCGACTAACTCAGTCTTATCTAGCGCACATCGCTGGCCAGAAGGAAAGCTCTAAGGATACCGGACACCCAATGACAGATATGGTGAAAAACATCGCCACGAATCTCATTGGTGGTCAACTTCCAAAGAAGGGGGCACCGCTGGACCCAGGGTTAATTGGCCAAGTATTTAGCGAATTGAACGATCCAGCCAACCGTACAGACAATATGTTGGCTCGTCTAAATTCAGACTTCGCTACGGCACTAAAGACTGGCAACGTAGCGGATATCAGAACAGCTACCGCTCATCCGGAATACTCTAAGATAGTAGCAGAGGGACGCAGACTTACGGGAAAACAGGACTGGCAACCGGACATATTTCAGTCCTTGGCCGCTGATCCAATAGCAGCCACCATGGAAAGGGTTCAGAAGAGCCGAATAGAGCAGCGGTTCGGTGGTAATCCGTCACAGGCACAGCCAACCGGAACACAGCCTCCACCACGCAACATATTCCAAGATATTGAGCAAGATAAATCAAACGAAGCAATCGATAAGTCGCTAAAACTCCCTACCGAAGGGGTGGTAATACCGGAACTAGGTACTCCTCGCCCGTTCGTTGGGGCCGATAAGAAAACATTTATGGGCGTGTTCAATTCCGCTCAATACAGAGGTCACGCCCCTGGGCCATACGACATATTCGGAGTTCATCGACCAGACGCAGTACAGGCATCCCCGGTTAACCCAGCTACGTCACAGAAGATTATCGAGTCCAAGGCTGCTCCCGATCAACCAACTCAGCTACTGAATTTGGATGTACTTAACGGTAAGATAACTCCGTTAATTGGGCCTGATGGTAAGCCAGTCTATAAGTTCGCCCAGCCATCGGTTAACGTCCTAGAGAATCAAGCTGAAGACGGCTCCATCACCAACAGTATCGTCTTGACCCCGCGAGAGCGGATGCCAGCACCTGCGCCCAGAGTCACTGCGACACCTCCACCGCCAGTAGCCCGCGCTACGACTCCACCTGCGACTATCCAGCAACCACAGACACCCAGAGCGGCAGCCCCCAGTCAGCCGCCTGCCGCGAGCGGACCGTCTCAATACGCAGCCCCGCGAAGCCCTGGCGGTGCAGTAAAGAGGGCTAGCTTGGTACCGGAGCCGGAGATAGTGCAGTCACTGTCAGATGACCTAGCCGATGGCGTATCTAGCCTGGAATCCCTGTCTAAAGAATACAAGGATAAATTTGCGCAGAAGGCAATTCTGGGAAAATTGCGACAAGAGGGACATAGACCGCTTACCCAGAAGAACGTAGATCGGATCAACGCTATAAGCAGTGTAGCGAATGAGTTTGTGCCAGCCTATGAGCGGATGATTGGGTTACTGAGCAAAGAGAAGAATCCCCAGTTACAGTACATTAACGGTAAGATCGTAAATGCCTTCACTGATCCAGAGCTAAACGCAGCCAAAGAGCAGATCAACAGCATGATCACGAACCTCGCAAAGACAATCGGCGGGGAAGTGAGAGGCGTAACTGATGCTGACGCAAAGCGTGTACTTGGATACGGACCACAAGTCGGATATACGGTAGCGCTAAACCAGAAGCTGATCAATAGATTTAAGCACACCCTGGCAAATACGTTAACATCAGACGTTTCCGGACTGTCTGAGGCCCAGCTACTTCGCATAGGAAAACGTCGCGGGGGAGTTATCGACGCCATAATCCAGGACCACCTAAAAACTAAAGCTAAGCCCACAGGCGATAAGCCACAAGCAGTAAAGCTGAAAGCAGGTGCCCCAGGCTTCCGCCCAGACTCCAGTGCGCCAGTACCTACAACTAGACCGAAAATCACAGTAAAGCCAATCTAATGCCGGAACTCAAGAGCAAGAAAAGTGGAAAGATATGGAAGGATGCCCAGTCATTTTACAATGACTACATCCAAGCAGACTCGTCTGCTAAAAGCTACTCCCCTGACGATCTATGGGAAGCCGCTCGCACTAGCGGTGGATACGATTTCGCCGACGATACGCCGCAGTCAGTAGCCGCCCAGCCTCCACCGACTACTACTACTTCAAGCAAACCATTTAGCCCGGTTCAGATGGTCAAGAACCTCCCGCGATCATTCGCAAAGCAAGGGCAAGAGATGGCTGCTGGTGCTGGCGAGATAATGCGTAATGTCAGTCCTAACGCAGTATACGACCCTAGGTCAATCGTAGGCAAGGCAGTCGCCAACCCAGGCTCTGTATCTCCAGGCTCTATCTGGAATGGAATTACCGACACGATTAATGCAGTGAAGAAAGACTATTCCGACTTCTACGGCGGCGGTAACTTCCTAGCCAACCTTGAGCAAGATCCAGCTAGGGTAGCTGCGGATGCGGCTAGCTTGATTCCGATTATCGGATGGGGAGCTAAGGCCGCTGGGCTAGGGAAAACGGCTTCCACACTAGGGAAGACGGCAAGGGTATTGGATATCGCATCTAACCCAGTTGCAATGGCGTCCGAGGCAGTGGCGCGGGCACCAATACCATTAAATTGGGCGGCAAAACACCTACAAGAGTCGGCTATGTCCTTCCCGAAGGATGTGCCAATAGCCAATAGAAAGACCCAGACAAAACACGCGCTTAATCATGGAATAAAGATGACTGAAGGTGGAGCTGATAAAGCTAAAGCTGGGTATAGCCAATCCGTACAAGCTCTCCATGATATCGAAAACAAGGCAACTGCAAATGGCGTGGACATGGATGTTGCCAAAATCGAGAAAAGAGCCACGAGTAAGCCACCCACAGGTGGAACTAAATTCGTAGATCAATTCAATAACGAAGTAGCTGATATCATGTCAGACCCACTTCATTTCGGAGGTCAGCCCGTGGTTTCCCCGAATAAGGCCGCTAAGGTTCGTAAAAACCTAAACGCATCCGTTCAACCGCAGTATGGAACCGTGAACGACCAATCTCTCTCCATGCGTAAAGATGCAGAGAAGGCAGTACTAGAGGCGACTAAAGCGGAGCTTGGAACCATCCCTACCCAGAAAGCAGCGGCAGTCCGATCTGGCCGATGGGGAGCAGTAGCCGAAAGAGCTGACTCTGTAGCCAGGGCTACCAGGGGATTCTCGGCAATTGACCATGCACAGCCAGGGGCACTTGGAGCAACTGTAGGCCATGGACTTGGGGGGAAGTTCTTAGAGCCAGTTCAGATTGGCGCACTAGCGAAACTGCTGCACGCACCCCAAAACATGAGTAGAGTTGCTACCTCGATCTATTCCCGAAATCCCAAGGCGGTGGCGGCAGGAGCCAGGACACTGCAATCGCCTGGACTGCAAGCGACATCCAATGTGCTTAAGCAAGCAGGCAAACCTAACCCACTTCGTCCATTCGCAGAAGACGACGAGCCGCAGCAAGTAAATCCATTAAGACCATTCCCGGAAGAATAACATGGCAGATCCTAAATTACCAGACATTAATCCAGAGCTAGCGGCACTGCCATACGATAACGAAGTGAAGCGCCAGATCTACGACGCTTTCTATTCCGATAATGACGAAACGTCTAAGCAGATCCTTGAATCCTTGCCTATTCCAGGCAAACTCAAGAACGATTTCTATGAGAGGCGTCACACTTCCGCTAAGCCAGCAGTGGCTAGTCAAACCCAGAAGCCTCCAACCGAGGGTATCATGGCCAGGGCGGAAAAGAACCTGCCTCGATCTGGAGCCAACTTCATTAAAGGGCTTGGATCAGGAATAGTTGATGCTACTGGAACTATGCTACCAGATGCCTTGAAGGTTGTCGGAGTTGGCCAGGGAAGCAGGCTTACACAGTCAGTGGAGAATGTTGGAAAAGCTGCCGGTAAAGCGCTTAAACAGGGTGGCGTAGGCGCAGCCGTGGACGCAGGGCTACAGCAGGGGGTTGCCGAGGCATTCTCGCCAATTATCGGATTTGCTAAGCACGTAGCTAGTCGTGTCATGAATCCCATGGAGAGCTTCGCCGAAGATCCGGTTGGCACCGTAGCTGACGTAGCATCGGTTGCGATCCCGGCACTCAGGAGTGAGAGGGGTGTAGCTGCTATCAACAAAGCAAAAGGAGCAGTAGGAATTAAGCCCAAGTCCCCTCCCGCACCACTAGCTAAGGGTGGGCCAGCCGCAGAAAGCGCAAAAGTATTCGAGAGCGAGGTAAAGCCAGTCAGCCGCGAGAGAGCAGTCAGAATAGAAGAGCTTAAGTCTAAAATTAAGACTAAGCCAACAGCCCCTCCGCCAGTAGTTGAGAGGCCAAAGCCACTGCGCTCAGATCAGAAGCAGTTGCCAGCCCCGGAGAAACCGCGATTCGTCGCCGGAAAAGACGGAATAGCAGACACTGAAACACCTCCGCCGTTCAATCCAATTGAAGCGGAAATAGTCGAACCAGCGCCACAGGCACAAAGATCCCTGCCACCAGCATCACCAGCCCCAAGGTTTTACGCCAGCGAGACGGGAGAGGTAGCTGACGCATCCAAGCCAGTCATTGAACCAGTTCCAGGGCAGAAGCAACTACCAGCACCGAAGACAGCAGAGCAGCAGGCATTACCAGCAGCGGCTGAACAGAAGGCACTGCCAGCTCCAAGCCAGGGACAAATCGATCACGCGAAAATCGCAACCGAGGTTAATTCAGATACTCAGACCGTTGCTAATATCGACAGACTGACCAATGAGCAACTCCACGATATTATCGGTCAGTTCGCAAAGGATCCAGCGACTGACTTCTCATCTCCCACATTCGACCCAGCTCTATACGAGCAATCTCGGCGCATTAGAAATACAGCTCAGGCAGTCATGCGGGAAAGAGCGTCAGGACCAACGGTCGGAGCAAATAAACCAATAAACTATACCCCCGACACACCAGTGCCGCAGACAAAAATCGTCAATGGCCAAGAGGTTCCTGTCGTTGAGCCGAAGTCGGCAGTAGTAGTAAATTCAAAAGAGGTCAAACAGCCAGCTCCAGCTCCAGCTCCAGCTCCAGCTCCAGCTCCAGCTCCAATAGAGCCGACACCGCAAACAGTGGAAACGCCAGTGGCTACTCAGGCTCCGGAGGTAGTTATGCCACCAGCCGCACCAGCCGAAGCTCCGGTAACACCTCTAGCTAAGCCAGCGGTTAAGCCGCCAGTAGCCAGCAAGCCAGCAGTTAAGCCTGCGGCGGCCCCAGTCAAGCCGAAGGCGCTAGAGGCAGCCCAAGCACAGGTGAAGGCATCCGCGCCGCCTACGGTCAAGCAGACAGCTAAACAAGAGCCGATCACGCCTACCGTCACGGCAAAGGCAGAAGCCGTGGAACCAGTCTCCTCGCCAGTTCCGCAAGTCCTTAAAGAAGGCGACGGATTCACTGAGGCGTCAGTCGGTAACGGAAAGGCGTCCTATAAGACGAAATCCGCTAATGGCAATATCGACGTAAAGCCTGGGGAGAGAGCGTTCTATCGCGAGATCGATGGGGATACTGACATTTATACCGTTCGTGAATCTGGCGGCAAGGTCAATGTATACGACATTGAAGATAACGTAGTTGCCTCTTATCCAAAGGGAACTCCGGCAGAAAAAGCCATGGAGCAGAAGTTTGGCAGGACCGTAACCACCACACAGGTCACAGCACCTCAAGCACCAGCAGCTCCAGCTAAGTCGTCGCCAATTCCTAAAAAAAAAGAACAGCCAGTAGCACAGGAAGCTAAGGCCGAAACTACTACCAAAACAGAAGCTCCTCCCAATGCAAGCCGAGAGGCATTCATGGAGAAACTCAAGAAACTGACTGATAGACTTGCAGATGGAGAGGACTTACCCAAGGCCGAAATTGCCGAGATGAGGCGACTAGCTAGGAGAGTAGGGCAACCGGAATTAGCTGCCCCTGCATACAAACTAAAAGCGACCAAGGGCGAGAAGATCATGAAGCCGAAGATAGGCAAGGATTCAGCGGAAATAGAAGTTGGCGCATATGACAAGGAGACCGGCAATTACCCGATTAAAGGCAAATACACGATCTCCAAGGAAGGCGATAAGTACGTTATCATCGATCCATCTCGCAAGCGCATAGGATCGTACAACGCTAAGACTATCGAAGAGGCAGTTGATCTGGCTCTAAAGGATTAATTACATTACGGAAGCACCACTCTTCATACTCGTAAGACACACGAGACTTGAGTAACTGCCTAGCGGATTTAGCGCATCCGCCACAGGCCTTCTTGTATAAAGCAGATTGAGCGCGAATGTCAGATGCAGCCGTCTCCGCCACGTTATCTAAGTAGTAGTACGAATGCCACTCATCTTTCAAGTACTTGAACAGGGCCATGAAAGCGGCAAGCTCAGCTTCTTCGGTTGATGCGTCGATCACAATTGGATCGATCTTCCGGTTGTCATATAATAGTACTTTCATCAGTATTCCTCCACTACAATTAGTCCATTTTTTAGACCATCTTCAATTTGCTGATCTACTAGGCGCATTACTTCCTTGGGATCAACATCTGGAGTTACTCCCATGCGCTTAGCGGCCTCTATCTTAAGCCATCGCTGCATCTTCGGGGAATTACTCATTTTCCGCCAAGCACTTTCCTTATTGGCCTTCTGGTGCCGCTCTTCACGGCCCTCGCCAACCGCACCACTCGGAGGGTGGATCCAGCGAACGCCAGTTTGACTCGTGTCCTTTCCACCGCCGCCTGGGCCGCTGACCGTAAACGTCTGCATAATACAGTCAGCGGAGGTAACAGAGAATAGCTTAGTTCTCTTTCGGTCCACCAAACACCTTCCGTAGAAATGGAACCACGTCAACTACCAGCCTTGCCTTATCGCATATATACGAAAATAAGCACAACGGCCAAGCCAGAGAAGCGTTAATGTATTCCCCAAGAGAGATTGGGTCATTGGCCCTATCCCGCGCCATCAAGAACCCAATCAACGTAAACCCAAAGACAAGATACCCAATTGACGACAATAGATAAATCATTTTCCGCCTCCCGGCTTTCCGAACACCTTTTGAAGAATTTTATCCACCTCGAAATTAATCACCTTCGAGACAATCGACGACCCAAAGAACCATTCAGTGTACGCAAATGTCGCAGTTAGCGGCCATAACATCGTTACCAATACGAATTCCCCTAAACAAACATTCCATCCATTTCTTGCGTAAAGGAAGCCAATGAGAAGGAAGCCAATTACGATATACGCAGACAGTAATTGCAATAATCCGATCATTCTGAAAACTCCTCAATAGATTGCTCTTCCTCTATGTCAACTACATCCTTGTCCAGATTCTCTGTCTCCCCAGAGAGGAACCTGAAGGACTTCAACTTCCATGCTTCACACTTATTGAGTCTATCTTTACGGACGACAATCCCCTCTTCAGGAACCTTATTGACGCATAGGGCAGAGTCCTGATCGCGAACCCAATAAGACTCAAGGTGGCTAAGTAAAGCCTGCTGCCACTCAGATACATCGCCAACTTGATACTGAATCAGTCCATCAGCCTGACCGTAGTATATCAGCGGAACTGGTTTCAAGCCAACACTCTCGCACCACGAGCGAACCTGCGGAGCCGTTAATTCAATTACATAACCATCGACATTGGTTTGCGTAACCCTATACACATACAGCTCGCATTCCTTCGGCTGGCATCGGTAGTCGAACGGATTGCCACCCATGGACTGAATAGCGCCACCGTCAGAAGTAAAGCCAACTATCTCTCCATATACAGTAAAGCCTTTTGGAATAAGATGCTCAACGCGCTTGGCGACATGCCCCCACACGTCTTCCGTATAGTAGTGAGCTGCCCCAGCCTTCGAGGTGCCATCGACTCCCTTCACGACCTTGCGGCTAGACCACACGAAACCGTACTTTTCGGTCTGAATTTGGACTCCCAGATATTGAAGGATTCGCTCGTACCAAGGAAGCTCTCGCTGGATCAACAAGTTAGCGAATATCGCACTTGTGCCGTGGAGTTTCCAGGTTATGTCTATAACGTCGGAAGGGTTAATTTGATGCCAGTTACGACGCAGATTCGAGGTATCCTGATGCAGCCTGAATTGACCAGCGACTATTCCATCCTCAAGGCGCTTCTTGGCCTTCTGGCCTTTAGCGGTACCAGCTTGATTATACTTCCGCCGATACTTCTGGCAGATAGGCACGCCATTAAGCTCGTCGAAGTCAGTGCCAGTAGCAAGCTCGGAAAGATCCGCACCAGTGAACGCAAAGCGGCTCAGAGGTAGCCACATGCCCTGAGAATCGGCCCCCGAAAACTTCAAACACTTAATGCGTCGGTTTTCATCGAAGTAACCCTCCTTGGCTTCCTGGTCCACGTTACCCCACTCGCGATGTCGATACCCATTGATATTAGATACCAGATCATGCGACAACTGAGTCTCGACTGGGAAGTAGACGCCGATGTCGCCCTCTTTTACATCCTTGCCGACGATGACGTGAGATCCAAAAATTACTGCGTGGTGTATGCGATCTCTTTTAGGAATGGGCACAGTCTGATTGATCTGAACAACGGTACCGCAGTAGTTTTTATTTACTGGTTCTTTAATCATTTTAGTATCGGCTCTTAGCCTGATCTTTCCCGTCTTGGTAGCCCTGGAGGTACAGGTTTACAGCATCCTGGCTCACTCGTGGATCTAGCGCTATAGAGCTATTCCGAGAGATTAAATCCAGTATAATCTTACGAGTTGGTTGATCAGGGTTAACCCAGTCGGCAACAGCCATGTCTTCGACAATCTGCCGATCAGTCAGTTCTTTATCCTTCTCAAGAACTTTGCGAAACCATTCTTCATTTTCTTCTTTATTCACGGCTTCCTCCAAGGAAAAATTCAGCTACCACAAAAGCAATGATCGCAATCAGGCTCAACGGCCACGCAACTCCGACCACAAAGCAAACCCCAGCACGTTCGAGTATACCATGGAAGAGATCGAAATCTTCATCATGAACCGACATTGAGTACATGCAGCCGCAGAAAGACACCAAGAAGAAAACGAATGCAATTTGCCAGTAGATCATCTATTCCTCCGGCTCATCCCATCCTTGGTCAAGAGTTTCCCGTAGCCGCATAAGCAAGTAGCCCAGTGCATTCTCTCCGTATCCATCGACTCCCCAGTAACGATCACCATGATGATTCCCTTCTACTAATACCGCAGATCCAGTAGCTAGCAGTTTGTCGCGAAGTTCTTTATTGTCGCGAAACTTCGACATCAAGGCCTGACGCATGAATCCAATCTTTATTAACTCCCAGTCCTGGCATAACTTGAGCCTGCGGCCAGCTCGCTTAGCTTGACCTGGAGTACCCAAGGCAGCGATCTCAAGCCGCTGATCAACGTCTTCTGTCTTCATCGCTTGGAAAGCGTGCTCAACGGAAGGATAATCGACTCCATCCCCCATGTAGACGCGACATGGATAGAAGTTGCTCAAGAATGCGTACTCGCCATCAAATCGATTAATGTAATCCGGCATATTACTCCTTAGTCTGAATTTAAGACTTCTTTGGCAGAGAGATGCCAGTGCCTTGATGGATTTCGCGATGCTCCGCCAAGTACCTTCTGGCGTCTATCATCTATCCCTGGCAACAAACCCCACTACAGGGGTAGTGCTTTCGTGCTAGCTACAGGCTTATTACACCATCTCTCTAACTGGAGGGCAAGCACGGAGTCGAACAGTGATTCGCGGATCCACAATCCGTGGCTCTGACCATTGAGCTACATGCCCGTAAATTAATAAAACCAGGGGATTTCACTCGCACTTGCAGTTTCGAGGCTGCTTTCGTTCGCTCCTAGCTTGAAGGTATTGCGATTTCAGTAGTACTCCCTACTCTCGTACCCATTAAACGGTGCTTCTGTTCCGATTGACTTCTGAACAATCGTCTATCCCTGGTTGATTTTGGCTGCTAGGGCAGGACTCGAACCTGCGATTTCCAAATTAACAGTTTGGCGCACTTACCAACTTTGCTACCTAGCAATAAACTTTATGGTGGGCACCCTGAGATTTGAACTCAGCTATCCCGCTCTCCTATGGTGACCTTAAACTCTCTATATCTATCACCTAAGTTTATTGTAGACCTTCTATTTGGCTTGTCAATTAAATACATGTCACCATTACCGCACAAAACAAACAACTTGTCGTAAATTACATCAGTGTTCGCCTTATGGATATAATTCCTCTTCGAGTTGCCTCCGCAAATCTTCAGATTTACAACAAAATTACCAGCCCTCCCAACGAAAAAACATGACTTAACCTGTATCTTGCAAATTTTTATTCCGTCATCAACTAATAAGTCGTAGTCTTGACTATCGGTCAATGGAACGCTTACAGTATTTCCTATCGAACAAAAGTAATTTATAGCCGCACCCAGTGCGCTATCCCCCTGCTTTCTGCTATTTATGAAATTCATCAATCATCACACTACAGTCTGCCGCGACTACCCGCATTCGCCTGATGCCCGAAAACACCGCTACTCATTTCTGTTAGTATCCATAGCCCAGATCCACCGAATGACTGGTTTTAGGTCCCGATTATCTTCCCATCTGGAAGGTCAGGCGAGTAACAAAAAAACAAAACTTCTGAATTGCCGCGCAGGAATTTCACCAACGGTTCATCTGGCTTAAAGGGGACCAGTGTTTTGTGCTTAAACTACGGCCAAGACCAATATATCACTATTTATGCCATTTTCAACGTTTGCTAAAAATTTATTTTATCTCGCACTGCCCGCCGCCACAAGCGATCTCGTGGGAAGAAGTCGTGGTATCAAACTTCTCATATTCAGTCAGCCTGGACCAGTCAATTGAAGCAGGCATGGCCGCTAATAGCCGATTATACTCATCCTCGGTCACTTCCTCGAATGGAGCCTGCTTATAAACAAAGTCGGAGTAAGGCAGAAAGCTGATACCAGTGATGTCGTCGAAGTTCTTATAGACCCAATCAGCGACTTCGATCCATTCATGGTCACGCACGTACACAGTAATAGAGACAGTATGCTCAGCCCAGTTTTTCTTATAGGCCAGCCAGATCTTCAATTGATCAATAGCCGTTAAGTCATGCCGCGTCTTGGCTCCCTCTGGGGACTTCATCGGGAACGAGAATACAACCACAGAGTCGGGCTTAGTAATATCTGGCTCCCAAGGGATACCGGCGTCCTTCATTAAATGAGTCAGAGGGTCCTTGGCATCAGCCCTGACGCGGCGGATGCCGAACTTGAAGTACCTAGTATGGATACCAGGGGAAGCGTCAGCTAGGGCGGATACTGTCCCCTCTGGCTTGATACAGGTGATCGCGGTACTGGGCTGGATACCTAAAATTGCGGCAACTTCAATATTGACAGCCTGCGAGACGGCAGTCATTTCTCTAAGGAATTGATCCCGCTCATCGGATGAGATTCGGCCAAGGAACTCGTGATCCATGATTCCGGTCATGGAAACGCCAAGCAACCGCTCTTCCTCGCAATTATGCTTCCAGGCCTTGCGGATATACCGGAAGTCAGTCCAGGCTGATTGTACAGTTCCCAAGAACGAAGCAACTCTAACCTTCTTCTCGATCTGCTCCCTGGTATCACCACTGCGGATAACCATAGTAGTGAGGTTGCAGAACTGCATTGAACGAAGTAAAATTTCCAAGCAAGGGTTGGCACCAATTACCAACGAGAAGTTTCGCCTTCCGTTGTCCAGCCTATTGATGGCGTGCTTATTGAATATACCTCGCTCGCCACTATTGGAGCGGAATAGCGAAAGCCACTCCTCTAAAAACTCACCCATCTCGGGCTTGTTATAGTAGATCGCGCTATTGTTAGCTAGAGCGCGCTGGTCATTGAACTTCCACCACTCGCCGCTCTTGGCCGTCCTCATCGCATAGCTGCCAAGGTCTGAAATTGAGATCAGTGCCGATCTGCGAACGCCACCCACGACAACAATGGCAGCAACCTTGCACACAATGTCGTGAACCTCGATGTCAGTGAGGCGACGGCCAGCAGCTCCCTTGAAGACTTTAACACAGAACTCAAATAATTCAATTAACGGATCAGGTCCACTTGCCCGACCACCAAAGGTCTTCAGCCTAGCTCCCTTGGATCTAATCTTACTTACATCGTGTTTAGGTATCTTGCCAGCGTACAGCAAGCAAATCCATTCACGGAACGAAGTCGCCCATCCAGTCTTGGAGTCCGCTACCCTTACTGTTGTATCAGTGTGAAAGAAAGAATCGGCTACTTCCGGCAATTTGGAGATATACCTAGACTCAACACTGAATCCTACGCCAGTGCCGCACATTAAGATATACATGATTTCATCAAATGCGCGAACGTCATCCATGGCAACGAACGCACAATTTCCAGTTAGTAACCCGCCCTCCAGCGCAAAGCTATGCGTAGTGCTGACGTTTGGACAAAACACTTCTTCAATTAACTTCGACCCATCTTTTATACCTCGATACGAGAACCGGACCGACAACGGCTTAAATCTCAACCTCTTTCGCTCTATAAGAAAATCGTCTTCCTCCATGCACTGCCTAGCGAAAGCAACATTAAACGTGTCGCGATTACGCAATCCGTAATTAGTTTTATCCGGAAGTACCTGTGGCTTCATGTGAAAATAACCAACCGTCGAAGCCACTGAGTCAAGCCAATCTATACCAGCCTGTGTGCAGCACAGAACCGGCTTCCCATCAGCGGAAACATGTCCGTCAGCAGCCATCCATCCACGCACGAATCCAATGATATAATCCTCAGACTCGCTTTTAGGCGGCAATTCTTTCAACTCATGAGTTTTGGCAAATCCGTCATAAAACATGTATACTGGATCGCCATTCATACTTGGCGGAAAAGTGCATGGATACCCAGCTAAAATCTCGCTAAATTCAGCATGATCAGAGCATACTCTAATGTGATATCCGCCAGATCTTCTACACTTATGGACCGCAACCCCATCTCCATAGATAATTCCGTGGATAACCCCTAGCTTATAATCTATGGAATCCTTGTCAACAGACCTCTTAGGGGATACCATCTCGACCGTATCCCCATCCTTAAGGTCTCTAGTTTCGACCACTCTGCCGTCAGATAAATGCCAGTTGTGATTCATCGTGCATTGTACCTCGCGATGCCATCGATTGAACCCCCACTTAGTACACACTGTTTCACTTTGGCCGAACGACCTAACTGGAGACGGAACCCATTCCCCATTAGCATCAAGCAGGCTAACGGTCTTGCCGGATAGCGAGCCAATATCAGTCAATCCATGCTCACGAGTCAAGATCTTCGTGCTACCACTAAGACAATTATAACCTGCGATATGGTCTCGCTCTAATGCTGGTCCAGCGGTCATCATAGCACGCATGGATGGCATACCGCGAAGGTTGAGAACTGACTCCTCGGCCTCACTCAGGTACTCAAAGAACCGCTTATTGTACTCGTATTTAGAAGCGTGCCAATCTGCGACGTGCTTAAAGTACCGCCCAACCGTCTCAGGCCAGTACTCCCGCCTCCCTAGATCGTCTCGCCAACGGGCGTAACGACTCAATGCAATGTACTGCTGATAGTAAGTAGGAAGGTATTTATCCATATATAGTGCCAAGACCTCCAGGATAGCGCAAAATGTGGTGCTAGTCCACGGTTGGGGTGTCAAGTATTAATAAAAAAGCGGCCCACGCGGATCCGCTCGAATCAGTCTTAATTTCAGACTATGGTAAAGTATCTTCGCAATCCTCATGCAAATCAGATAGCTCTCGGTCAGTTAAAGCAGCCTCGTATCCATGGGCGAAACCCTCATCGTAATGCGCGGCCATATCTTCATCGTCAAAGATTACCTCCATAACTCTTCTTATCGAGGTAATCTCAGATTGTCAATTTGTCGCTGCATTGGAACTATATCGTCAAACAGGATCGGATATGCTTCCTTGAATTCAGCAAGCAGCGGAATCGCCACATCGCGGTACTGTGGGTGAGCTTCCTTCGTGGTCCGCATGATAAACATATGCCGCCAATTGCGAAGATTACTCGTCACCCCCATGAGAGATCCAAGGCCAAGAGGAAAAACGGAGCGTGCGATCTGTGGAGCTGCGCCAGCTCGGATCATATTCTTGTACCCCTCTTCGCAGGCCGCAATAGCACCCTCCCATATCATAGACTGCTCATCGGTCATACCGGGAGGCTGGATAAACGAGGCGGGCATCTTCTTCTCGTAATTAACGAAGCGGGTGCTCTCAATAGTGAAAGAGAATAGGCGATGTCGCGTCCATTCCTGCTGTACTCCACGATCAACATAGGCCATGACGCTAGTTGATACATGCTCAACTACGGACCAATCTCCGTGCTTGACCACAACGGCGTCAATAAACCGCTTCCAGGAGTCTTCAGTTTGCGCGTCCTCCGACCGATGTGAGATGCGAGCCATGGACTCGATTTTCCGTAGATCGTCGATCCTAGGCCCATCTCCAGGCTTCCATCCCTCAATGTGTGCGTATTGCTGTACTGTATTCATTTATTCTCCAAAAACCTCCTAGCCCTATCATTTGACACAGATACATAATCTCCGTTTAACTCTATTCCCATATAGCTGCGTCCAGCCGACAGAGCAGCTATTCCAGTTGTCCCAGCACCACTAAACGGATCTAACACTACACCTCCAGGAGGAGCGCCAGCCAAAATACATTGATACGGCAATTCTATAGGAAAGACCGCGCAATGAGCGCCCTTAAACGGCTTGGTAGTAATATTCCATACCGACCGCTTATTGCGAGTAGGTTTAACAGTGTAAGTGTCATTGAGCGCATTACCAGAGGCGGCCACATTAGCGCCAGAAGACTGCCGCTTAGAGAAAGACTTAGGGCCGATCGAGACGACTTGGCCAGCAGTGACCGATGGCTCCTTCATGGCATCGATATTGTAGTAATATTTAGCCGATTTAGATAGAAGAAATATATATTCATGAGACCTAACGCATCTATCCTTGACACTCTCAGGCATGGCGTTTGGCTTATTCCATATAATATCCTGCCGGAGATACCATCCGTCAGCCTGCAAAGCGAAGGCTACCTTCCACGGTATGCCGATAAGATCCTTGGACTTCAAACCATCTGGAACTCTCATAGGCCCGCTATTTCCTTGGGCCGGAGAGTGCTTAGCTCCACCTTTAGTCGAGGCGCATTGATAAGAGCGATTGGCAGCATAGGTATCATTTAGATTCAACCATAGAGTGCCATTATTCTTCAACACCCGCCTCACCTCTCGAAACACGCTTACCACAGATTCCACATAAGCATCAACCGACCTCTCTCGTCCAATCTGGTTTGACATCCCATAATCACGTAGCCCGAAATACGGAGGAGAAGTCACGCAACAATCAATTGAGTCGCTGGCTAACTCCCTTAAAACAGCTACAGCATCTCCGTTTATGACGGTAAATCCACTTATATTCATTTATTCTCATTTCATCATGTAGGTTACGGAAAATACGATGGTCGCAGACGATCCCCAATAGAACGCCTTGCCCCAATCTTCAGCCATGGCGTACCGAACGCAGGACGCGATACTAAGGACAATCATCAGGCTTGGAGAAAATCTCGGATCACTTATCCAGTTCATAGTCATCTACTCATCCTTCCGATATAGAAGCAAGTAGCTACGAGAGAAGCTAGGACAACCGCAGCTAGTGGAGGTATTGCGAAAATCCATCCAAGGTCAAGTCCAGTGGCCGTAAAAATAAAACTCAAAACCAGCGTAGATATCGCTAAAATAGTAGAGCTAGAAAAAGCCTTGTCTCTGTCTGTCATCTATGTCAACCTCACGCCTTGTACGACTGCTGATTCCATCGTCGATAGGTGTCGATAAACAGAGCCTTAGACTCTCGCCAGTCGCGAAAATCCATCATTCCAGGCCACCGACCCTGGACATATTTCACCATATCGATGTCGATATCCTTCACCCACTCTAAGTTCTCTGACCCATTAAGCCACCACAGGAACTCGCATTTCAATACTTCATTATCCGCTTGATGGACGATCCCATCGTACTTATTATCGAAGAACGTACCCCAGTGGTAGATACAAGTCTGTAATTCAGACTCAATCTTACGGTACTCCTCGAATCCAGGCAAGTGCTTAACGGGCCTTGGAAGGTCAACTAAGTAAGCCTCACTGCCATCATGGAGAAGGGCTTTAATCGCACAGCCGCGAACTTCCGACATGACAAGCCCCATGCGAGCCGCATAATACTCGGCAGCATAAGCCGTAAACAGCGAGTGCTCCGCCACCGACCAAACCCGGTTGTAATGGCCGGATGCGCGATCTTTCTTTGCCAGTCCGTGTGCGATAACGTCCAACTTAATATCCGATACCTTGGGATTAAGCACATCAAATAAGACACCATCGCACGTCATAATTAATCCGTTCTTTGATACAAACGGATCTGTTATTTTAACCATTAAACCTCCACGGTGACAACACCACTGAATTTAGCAGTTAACCCCAGGTAGTGCTTGCACAGCGCTGGAATCTTATCCTGACGGCCCCACTCGTTCTCAATAACAGCATGGTTATAAAGGTGGGGGATTTGAACTTCAGACGAATGCAGGTCGCCGCTAACGTGACCTTCTCGGTTAATTCGCCAACAAGCCGCACCGAAGAGAATGGAAAAATCGGTTTCGTTCTCCATACGGCGATCCGTAATTACATAATGCTTATCCTGGTCCAGATGCATCGACTTTAGCCAGTAGGTAGGATCCTTCGCCCTGTAATACTCAGTGCCGACAAACTGGATCAACTTGCGGAGCGAGTCGGAGTACGGCTTCGCCCGCACATAATCGACGACGAGATACATTCCGCTATCGAAGTACTCTTCACGACAAATCAAGCACAGATCACGGATATACTGCGGGACATCATCCGGAATGCCGGTGCCGCCGATCCAATCCGCAACCTTCTCCTTCAACGGATCAGCAAAGGCAATTTTTGTATACCCATAGGTATCAACTAAGTGATCAGCGAAGGTGTCCTTGCCAACGGTCTTAAAACCGCTAAGTGAAATTATCTTTGGTACAATCATTCCCACCACACTCCAGGAACTTCACCGTTAAGGCAGGCATCGGCGAAGGCAAGGCGTGCGTCCCATGTCCCTCGACCAATATCAAGAGACATTCTGTCAATTAATCCATAATATCCATTAATGAAATCTGACCCGGAATTGAAAATAACTTCACTATCCATCAGATTGTATTTACGCTTAAGAAATTCCTTTTTCCATATCTTGTAAATATCGCCGTAGTCAAACTCCGAATACGGCTTCAAATCAGTCTTAATTTCAGACTGAACCGGAATATTGGCGGCGGCAACAGGAGCCGCAAGGATACCGAACATCTTTCGTCTATTCATATTCATTCCTTTCTCATTCACGAACGATTATACCACTAGATCAAGCCTACTCATGCAGTCGCTTGACATTATATTCATTAATAGTCAGCAGTCCATCGTACTTCGACCATAGGAACGATTGCGCGGCTCGGACATTACCGATATAGCCACACTTAGCGTGCCAAGCATCCGGAGGCGTTAGAGACGGAAGAATGCGGACCCTGACGCCGAACTGCTCCGATGTCTTCAGCCTGTGCTCAATCTCACGCACCTGATGGACGTGACCCAAATGGCATTCTTTATATTCGCACTCACCAAACATCTTAGGCGATTCAGTCGCCATGATCATCGGTAAGTCTTTCTGCTTCTCGTCGCTACCGTGAGTAAACATTACAAGCGTATTGCCGTGATTCCAATACTTACGCAGAGCTGGACCATTGCTAAACGAAACGTGCTTATTGCCGCTGTAAAGAGACTCCAGCGAGTGGCTGATTCCCCAGCTTACGTGCGTATCATGGTTGCCGACGCAAGTCAGTACTTCCACTGGAGCGATCTGCAAGCATGTCTCGATCTTCTTGCGGCCAGCTTCGTATCCGGCCTGGAACAGCTTGTGATATCTGCCATCAGAATTCACCTGGGTTCCACGGGTTGTGGTTCCCTGAATATTGTCGCTATGAATAGCGTCATTCCCAAACACCAGTAGGATCTTGCCGATATCTTCATGGTTGGTTCTGTTAATCAGCCCGACAAAAGCCTGTTCATCGACTCCCTGGGCAATCTTCAGATCATAAGAAGCTCCACCGCTCTCTGGCGACCAGCAAAGTTTCCCTAAATGGATATCGAAGATAGACACCTCCAGGGCGTTTGTAGCCTTGCGATTATGCGGGTACTTCTTATTGATGTTAAATGGCTTAACCTCCCGCTTGGCATCTTCCTTAATTCGGTCGATCTCAGCCTTAATGGACTCAGTATCCCAGCCATCCTTCTTAACGAAAGTCGCCTTAACCTGATAGAGCGGAGAAGTCAGAATGCCTTCGGAAATCTTCACCCCGACTTCCCAGGAGTTACAGATGAACCGCTCGACCTTCCACTTTGAGGTATCTACCTTGAACTGCTTAATCAACTCTTCCAGGGTGTTGATACGAGTCCGTGGCAGCTCGTACTTCATCTCCTTTTCAGTGATCTCAATACACTCGGTTTTCACTGGCTTACCAATAGGGGCCGAAGCCTTCGCGACAGCCGGAGAGCCGGATCGCAATTTCGCCAGGACGTGACGAGCTTTATCTTCAGTAAATCCCCAGGCGCGAGATGCCTGACTACGACTAACGGAGTCTAAATTCAGACCAGCATCTTGCAGTTTCTTCTCAAGTAGATCCATACTCATCTATTCTACCACCTCGCGACAGGCCGCAACCACATCCTTGGCGGTCTGCTCCCAGGACAACGACTCCATTAAGTGACTGAGATGCATACGGTTCGCCTGTCCGTGCTTCTCCTTGTACAATCGGCGAAGCTCAGAGCAGACCTCATCCAGACACGGTTCCACCCAGTTACCTACATCGCGGTAATTGAATTTCTTGCCACCTTCCAAGAAAGTACAAGCACTCTCTTCTACAATATCAACCAAGTCTCGCATACCATGGCCATCCACGATAATCGACGGCACGCCACTAGCGATGCATTCGGTAACCGGAAGTGCTTGCCCTGCCTCACACCGATTAGGAAACAGCGCAATGTCTGCATTCTGGTAAAATGCAGGCATGTCCATGTTCCGACTCATGAGCCAGGAAACCTGATCCTTGGGATCAATTAACTTTCGGTCCACTCCCAGGATTGAGATGTTCCCAGCCTGATCCGACTGAAGCTCAAGGTTGTGAGCGTACTTAGAGTCGCCCATTGTCCGCATCGTATCTGGCCAAGGGTTATGCCAGCACATCAGTAACATGGCCTCGGGAACGGACTTCTGGAAGCGACGGAAAGCCTCGATCACAACGTCCTGCGACTTTCGATATTCAAACTTACCGCAGCTAGCAATGACAAACCGATCTTTCATCCAATCTGGACGAAAAGGTGACCGATAGTAGAACCGATCCATATCAACACCCTGAAGAGCAATAGAAACAGGCATCTCTCGCTTGATTGACCCCAGAGCGTCAGCAACCCATTCCTTCATCCAAGTAGATCCACAGATCAAGGCATCCCAATTATCGGCCAGCATGGAAATCTGCTTAGTGCCAAGAATATCGAACTCATGGAAACCATAGCCAACGATCTTCTTTCCAGCAGCCTTAGCGTCTCGGATAATACCTTCGTGCTCAATGGCACAACCCCACTCGAAGTTCGATACAGGAGCCAGTACAGCGTCACAGTCTGCTAACTCGGTCACGATCTCGCAATGCTGCGGTAGATGCTTAAACAGGTACGACCCTGCGACCCCCCAGCCGCAGCCATCGCCAGGAGGGATGAGATTAAGCAGCTTCAGGATACACCTCCGATTGAACGTATGCCAATGGCTCGAAGTCAAGGAAGTCCAAGTCGTACTCAGAAACTGCCAGCGGCAGCGTCGATCCTACGATACCGATAGTTATATCCTCCCTGGCATCATCAGCGCTCTCAGCCAGCGAGAACGCAACGCCACACACTCCAGGTACGTCATCCCCATCCCACACATACAGCTTTTTCATTTAATCTCCTTAACGAATTTTTCGACATCTGGCAACACTGAATCCCAGTAGCCAATGGCGGACTGCGTAGCGGTCTTCAGATGATTACCATACCACTTATGATACCATCTCCAGTCGTGATTTTTGGCCAATAAGACCAAACAAGGCACGCCCATAGCTCCGGCTAAATGAGCGGTCATCGTATCGGTCGTAATAACACCTTTAAGCCGAGCCATGATGTTCTTAAATTCATCCATGGTTCCATCACGGTAATCAGACAGATTCGCAGAATCACACGAGTCTAAAATTAGACCACGGATACGCTCATCGTAAATTCCACGGCAGTACTCGTATTCGTACTTTGAGTTTCCAGTGAAATTGACGCCGATTTTACCATCAGAAACATCGTTCCATTTTCCACGAATCCAAGGAGAGTCATTGATAGACCTGAATTCAAGTAGATCCATCAAATTAACCACGTAGTCATAACTACCAGCCTTAGTTGGCTGCCTAACAACCCGCAGGAAGGGCCACATCATAGCGCCAATATCAGCGCAAGCATCTTCAGTAGTGTATAGCGAAAGCTCAAAACCACAGTTAGCCAACCTGCGCATCACGCCACCCATCATAATAAGGTCGCCAAGGCCCTGCTCCATGCACATAAGCACAGTTCCAGGCCTGCTAATGTTAATTGGCTTCAATATCTCAGGACCTAATGGCTTCTTTCGCCCAGAGTAATGCTTGGCGAACAGCTTGAAATCATTAGACACCTTCATATTTACCATGGCGTGCTGCCATCGACGGGAAGGATCTACGTCGGCGGCAAGCCACGCAAATTGAATCTCTTCTCGGATATTTCCAAGCATCCCATGACAAGTAGCCAGCGTCTGCAAGATATCAGCATTGTGCTGATCCAGCTTAAAGCCCTCCATGGCTGCTTCGAGAGCCATCTTAGGAAGAGGTATTTTGATATAGGCAGTAGCTAAGTTAATCCAATTATTAATCAAACCTGGATCGACCTGAGTCTTACGACGCAAGATATCAATACACCATCCAAGATCCTCTCGGTTAGCCAACTTTAATATCGCCTGAGCAGACTGCGTGCCAAGAACCTTACCCGGATCCATGGTGAGAGTCAGCGCTCTCTCATACAGCCTGTTAGCAAGGTCGCTCTTGCCGATGCTGGCGGCGTACAGGCCAAGGTCATGACACTCACCCCATTCTAAATGCATATCTACAACGGAATTAGCCACTATTCAAACTCCTCACGTCGGAATATTACATTACTCCTGGTCGCGTCATTATGCAACACTTCACAAAATGATCCATCAACACTAATGAAAATAAAGTCGCCCAAAGACGGAACACGCGGCTTGGGATCATCGCACACGAATCGATACTTCTTTTTCTTCTTCAGGCCAATAACTACAGTATCGTGGAATTCATACCCAGCAGCGCACGCGCCACCACGATTACTTAACATTAGCGTATTTTGATCTACGTCAGTTAAAAATCCGTCAAACTCGTATCCCTCTGGAATCTCAGGAATTCCATTGAAGCAGTATAGCTGATTCAGCTTTTTAACCTGATCCAAGGACAGCATACTCAATCTTTTCATTCATTCCTCCATATACTGATTAAACACTTGTATTCAGAACTCTCGATCACTGGAGCCATAACAAGGCAACCGTTAAGATGGTTGATATTGTCATCTTTCAGTACTCCGAATTTCACTAAGTAATCCAGGATTGTCGTGACCGCATTGTCGCGGTCTGACCGCCAACTCTTCTTTGGTACCTTTAACTGTATCATGATATGCGGGTTTTCTAGCTTCAGGTCGCGATATTCCCCAGGTATCTGAAGAGAGAACATCTTCTCGGCATTGAGCAGCTTACTGCCCTTGAAGAAACCTTTGCCGTTAGCCATAGGGGAGTAGGCGTTCTTTTTGCTGGGTATTTTTCCTGCGACCTCTAGCTGCACGTCGGGCTTGCAATTAGTAATCACATGATTAGCGAAATAACTCATGTGATCAGTGGGCCATTCTACTTCTTCGATCTTTTTCTTTTTCATTCAATTACCATCCATGCCTAGCAGTATGACACGGCAGACATAATGTACGGCAATTGCTTGCCTCATCGGTTCCGCCAGCTCCTCTTGACTTAATATGATCGACACTCAGACTACTACCAGCTCCGCACATACGGCACTTGTAGTTATCCCGCTCCATGACTTCATGGCGGCGCATCTCCCAGAACTGATCATACAGCTCATCAAAGGCCTTTGAGTCATTGATCTTATCAGAGTAAAACTGCTGAGTATCTACGTCGAGAACCCATCTGCCATCGATCTTTCTAGGGTGAAACCCTGTTTGCCGAACGAGATACCCTCTGTTCAATGCGCTCAGCCTCCTCTCGCAATCTCTCGGTCTCAGCAAGGACTTCCTTGTCGGTAACAGTTAGTCTATTTTCAGACTTCCACATCTCCCACAGCCGTTCGTCCTCTGTCATAACGGTTTAACCCGCACTTTCCTAGCAAAATCAGGAGAATAGGTCATAATCTTAGAGATATGCTCATTGAATCTATCGATAGCTTTTCTGAACTCAGATTCAGCCTCATATCCAACATGATCCCAGGCCTCCTCAAACGAGTCTATAAACACCTGCTCTTGGACCAACTCGTCATAATCAACAAAATGAGGAACGTCAGAATCGCAGCAAAAAGCAAACTCAGGCGGCTCTACTTCATTCTCGGCGCACCAAATAAGACATTCTTCAACAGATGGGAAGAACCCATCGGCGCTATATTTACCTATTTTAGGAGCCGTGAATATCCAACCATTATACTCAGGTACGATCTCAGCCTTGCCGTACTTATCGGCCAATTGAGACATCCTGAATCCAGTTACCTCATCCACTACATCAGAAGTAATTGAGTCGGCGGTAGGCACAATACAAGCGCTAATCCCAAAAGGAATAGTAACTCCAAAAGTGTCTTCAAAAGACATAGCTAATCCTCCTCGTCATCATACAGCAGGACAATTACATCAGCATCACCATCTTCATCATGGTACATGACCATCTCCTCGGCACCGGCAATGGATCGGAACTTCTTGCCGCCTCCATCCTCAAAGTCATATACCGACATAGCCAAGATCTCAGCGTCATCATCCAAATGAAACGTCAATGAAATAAACTCACCTTTAGTCATTAAAAGTCATCTCCATGAATCCGCCCAACGCGGAAAATTCTATCGCCAAACCCAAGCCCGTCCCAGCACTTCTCGACCACGCTTGCACGATCATCTATGATTGCGAATACATCATATCGCCCCTTGACGCATTTGTCATACAGCTCGGCCTTCACGATATAGTCTTTCCTGTGATCTCCAGAATTACGCATATAAAGCTCGTAGTCTGAAATTCCGACTAACTTATCTTCAATACATCGAATGGTCTCAGACCGGCATTTTCCAATATCCTCACGGCCAGATACAAAGACAACTTTAACACCATCGGCAGACAACAATCGCACAACGGTAGCGACGTGATCGCGAACCTCATCATCGTACACCTTATCGCCGTCGTAAGGACTGCGCTCGTCACCGTGATCGAAAACAGTGCCGTCCAGGTCAACAATAACGCATTGAGGCAATGATAGATCATGTCCAGCATGGCCATTGGGTTTCCGCAGATAGTCATTCCAGAATTTGCGAATAACCTTCTCGCCGACAGCCTTGTCACCGCGCTTAAGATCTCGCTGGATACAGATCTCGACATCAACCCCCGTAAAGTCTTCAATCTCAATCTCAGCCTTGTTATCAGCGGCGATCAGATCACACAGGTCGGATTGAGACTTAGATAAATTTGTGTTATCCATAATCACAGTCTGATAGCCGCCATCAAACAACGCCTTAGCAGTCGCACGAGCAACCTGTTTAACAATTTTCTCGCGACCGTTGGAATAAACCCCAAAGTGAAGCATCTCCCTAAATAAATCGAAATTGATCCGAGCGCAGTTCTCGGTATTACTTATGCACTCCTTAGCCCACGTAGACTTACCACTGGCTGGCAAGCCTTTTGTCATAATTAACTTACGTCCATCATAGCGCAAAATCGTTACCCTCTCTTTCTTTATATGCCTCAATCGCTGTCCATTCAGCGATCAGCTCGTCAAGAATGCGGCACAGCTTACCGTCAACAGACTTCGTTTCGCAGTGCTTATCGGCCATGTCGCTGTAGATAAATTGATTAAACCGCTTACGGGTAGCTCCAGTTACCCTAAAGGCTAAAGTAACCAGTGTAGCATCATCTATGTCTTTTCCGTCATTGGCAATAAATTCAACTACCTGATCTCGATTGTGATCCTGAGCGTACTTAAGGTAATCGTACTTCTTCGGATCATCCGGATTCCAACCGCAAGCATCCCCAATAACCTTCAAGCAGCTCGTCCTAGCTCCAACATACTCTTCCGGAGTGATATCAGGGAACATGTTGACGATCTTCTTAGCGTACCAAGCCTCAGATCGATGGACGCCCCACTTCTCATATACTACGCGAGTACAGAAGTCAGTGATGTTCCTGGCCCCAAACGACTCAATCACAGCAGGACGCTCGGCCATGATATTCATCAATCGACCGATAATCGGGTGCAGGTATTGTTGGGCGCGAACGAGACTGGCACTTACCTTCATACAGGCCGTAACGCTCTTCACCAGAACGTCATCACTCATGTCGGACGGAATGGCGATCTGCACGTTCTGCGTGCGGTCCTTGCCAAGTAAGAAATCGGCCAACTTCTGTTCATCCGGACTCAATGGCTCCACCTTAGCAACTACTGGTAGAACTTCTTCGATCCTCGCTATTTCTTCAGTCATTTCTTTTTACCGACATTTCTCTGAGTCTCATAATTATATGACAAGCACCAATAAGCACACACAATGGCTAACGACTTAATCATTGTAATTCCGTCACTGCCGAAAATCCATACCTGAGCTTCCTCTGTCAGCAATACATCAAGTAAGAGAAACAAAGAAGTTGTCTTTATCAAATCAGCAAGTGCTGCGGCCAGTATACCAAGCCAGAAATCATTAAGCCACTGATTCATCAAACCCTCCCAGGTATGCTTTCAAAGCGATAATACGGACCAGCATATCGGACAGGGATGATACCCTGAGCGCCATGCCGATTTTTCCTAACAATAATCTCGTCATCTGCCGGAGCTGCGTTAGCCGAAGTTTGAGTCATCGAAGGCCTGTAAGGGAATAATACCACAGAAGCGTCTGATTCGATCTGCCCACTCTCATATAAATCTGAAAGTTCTGGACGCTTGTCCTTGCCTTGCCGTTTCTCGTACTCGCGGTTCATCGAAGCCGCGATGACCATCGTAACATTTAACTCCGTGCAGACATCCTTTAGAGCCTTAGAGATTTCAGCAACCTCTTCATTACGCTTTAGATTACCGCCCTTTCCTGAATACATACGCTGCAAATAATCGATTCCAACTAGCTTCACGGGACCATATCGGTCGTTATGCCGGATGATATCAGACCTTACCTGCATCGGGGTTCGGCCACCCTTATCTGACATCCGAAGGTACTTCCTAGCAGCGTTCTCATTCAACCAAGTGCGGCACCGATCCTTCTCGGCCTGACTCAACTCCAACATCGAAACATCCGTATTTGTCACATTGCAGTGGCAGCACATTAACCTACCCCACATGGCCTCAGCAGTCATTTCGTGGGCGTAGAAGATACTGTAGTTCTCCATGAAGGCAGAGTGGAATGCGATCTGGGCTAGCATGGCCGACTTCCCCGTGCCTGGGCGACCACCAATAACGGTAATATCTCCAGGTCGAAATCCGAAGGTAATCGCATTAAGTAGCGGCCATGGAGAAAGGATTCCATTCCGCTCTGGCTCAATAATGCTGTTTGCCCCATTCTTCTGGAGAGCAATTAGTCGGTCGATATCCATCATGTCATCATCCAACTTGGCATCGATTGACATACCACGGATATAGGACGAAGCCTCCGTGATTAGCTCGTTAACGTCCTCACCAGCAGAGGCTTTTGATATCACCTCATGACTAAACGCTTGCAGCCTCCTGGCCAACATAAGGCCATTGAGCGTGACGAAGGCCTGCTCAAGGTCGATATCCCGCTCTTCGCGTATAATCTCTTCTACGGCGTCTTTATAGTCACTTGGATCAATCTCATCGGAAGGCCTTCGCAAGCATTCAGCAAGCACGATACTCGGATCTGACCTAGTAAACCTTCCGCCCTTGTGGAGATCTACTGATTTGAGATAAATATCACGGTAGCGAGGATCTGCAAAGTGGTCATCCCGCAAGGTGGCTGAGATGATGCCGATCTGATCGGGACGAGAGAATAACTGTTTAAGGACCTTCCTCTCGATCTCAGGGTTTCTTGTCTTATATGTTCCATCCCCAAGCTGTTCAATTAGTTTTGATTTTACGGTTCTTCTTGGCTTCATTTATAAGATCAATAATACCTTCCTTGCCCATCATCCTGACGTATTCATCAGGGTCCATACCAAAGGCGGTATTACAGGCATAAACAGGAAATTTCTCAACCGACGACAACAGTACCCCACGTTCTGCGGATGACCTTCCAGGCCCATCGTCATCGTACATCAAGTATACCTCATCAGCGAACCTCTTGAGCAAGCGAATATGGTACTTCGTCAAAGAAGTCCCGCAGGTTGCCACGACGTTCCTGACTCCAGCCTCCCAAAGACTCGCTACATCCATGTAACCCTCAACCACTATCGCGGAACCGCACTCAGATATATAGTCGCACGCATTATCGATATTGTACAAAGCCCGAGACTTGTCGTAAAGAACACCAGATGGGCTATTTAGGTACTTAGGAGATCCATCTCCTAGAACCCTGCCGCCGAACCCGATGACATCACCGTACTGATCTTTGATAGGGAACGTCACTCTTCCAGCTAGGTTTACTCCAACCTCATCCTTAGTATCCCAGGAACAGAAACCGATAGAAAGATCGTCAATAGTGAAATTACTTATTCCACGATCCCTTAAATAAGAGCAGGCCTTTGCATTATTACGGAGATCACTACATAGACGCGCTAAGACTTTTCCCAGACTCATCTCGCCTCTTTATGAACTCAATGACATCTTCTTTTCCTAACGTCTTTTTCTTGGTCCTGCCAAACGCAAGATCAGTACACCTCTGCTCTACTATCAACTTAGCCGTCCGAACAAGATCCCGCATCCCGAAATCCTTATCCATCTTCATACCAGAAACCTCATCAAGGAAGCCGTTACTTACGATTATTCCGCTGTTATAGCTATTGCCGTCATAAGACTGGAGCAGTCTACCTACCTGGATCTTAATGGCCGAGAACTTCTGCTTCTGATCATATTCGTCAAATACCCAGAAGTCCTTCACTCGGTTAAGGAATGGGCTCGAAAACCTCTTTAATAAGCTCTTGCGATGGGATGACCCAGGTTTAATAGAAGACTTAGAAAGTCCTATTTCCTTCTTGGCGTAGATATTCTCACCGGCATTTGTCGTAAAAGCAATAAAGCAGTCTGAAAAATCGACTTCACCACCAGACGCCAGCTTAGCCTGAGCCTTCTCCATGGGAGATAAGAAGAAGTCACATACTGATCCATGGGCCTTATCAAGCTCATCGACGACAATGAAGTCAATCGCAAATTGAGACAATCCGCGCTTAATTATCATAGCCTTGTTTGTAATAACAGCCTCAGTCTCTTTATGGCCTAGATACCCAGGAGGGGCACCAATCAACTTCGCAATTTCGTGCGAATGCTGATACTCGCCTCCGTTCAGCATGATCAGCGAGCCAGCTTGCCCATGAAGAGACTCAGCGATACACTCCCAAAAATAACTCTTTCCAGAGCCGCTGGGGCCGATAGACATACAAGTGCCAACTGGCTTATGCTTCTCCTTAATGCCAAGAGAGTGCGATATACATCTCTCAAACACCTTCTCGGCTTGCCGCTCATGACCAGAGTACAGAGACGTAAATCTGCTCATACAGACATCTAAAATCTGCTGAGCTGGAAGCATTGCGACATTCTTACTTATTTGCGCCATTTACTAAATCCTTTCGCCAACCTGATAGAAGCCAACGCGGGTTCTTAACCCCAAGCCAGGAGCTGATAGAATTATACCACTCAAGGCATTCAACTTCCTTCATTTCTTCAAACTTGCTCAATGCCTCCTCTCTACTACTAGCCTCAGATAAGCTACTCCTGATCTGCTCCTCTAATTCCTCGGTGGGTGTAATACGGCTCTGTCGATTCGCTGTCCGATAAATCTTCCACTGAGCGTTCGTATACGATATCAGGTCGTCAATGATCTTTTGCCTCCACCTACGGAACGACTTAATGGTCTCCATGCGTTTGCGCTGAAACACCTCGTAGTCGCGCTTTTGGCTCTTGGTCATAAAATGATCTTCAATACCCGCCTCGTGCTTCAATCGCTTAACGGCCTCAGTGTGAGAAATAGCTTCTATTTTCTCAGTGAAATCAACGATATCACCCCGAACAGAACAGCCAAAACAATTGAATGACCCATGATTATCGTCCACGTAAAAACTCGGAGTCTTCTCTAAGTGAAACGGGCAGAGGCCCTTCCACTTACCGTCCCCATACTTCTTTATCTGGACGTACTGAAGTACTAGGGTAGATAGCGTGAGCCGAGACTTGATGTCATCGTATTCAGTATCCATGGCCAAATCAACCGAATAAATTACCAGCCAATAATATCAAAATCACGATAAATCCATAGAAGATTACCACGGAGAAAACAAGTAAAAAAAACAATAAAGCAAGAGCATCTACCCAGTCCATATTCACCACCTACCTCCATTAAAGTATAACTCAGGATCACAGCCTTTGTTAACTGGATGATCATCGGTCCATTCACCAAGGTCAACCGTCGCCCGTTTTCCAATTATGGCGCAATCAACCTCGTTTTTGATGACTTCTACATAGTCATCGACACCATAATTCTCTTGGTCCAAGATATAGACTACCACTTTATGCATTTTCATACATCATCCTCCACTAATCTCCAGACAAACAACGGATATTTTTCACTACGACAACCTCCCCAAGTATGATCAGAATCAACCGGGAATTTACGCTGAAGTTCATCAAATATTTCATCCTGCCTTTTTTGCAGTATTCGATATTCGCTTGATAAAGCAATAACATCAGGCAAATCAAGATACTTATCGTTATAGTTCACAACTCATCCTCCTTCGCCAGCCCGAGGGCCAGCAGCGCGGCGTGGCAGGTGCCGCGCGGTATTGCTCCAGGGCCAACGCGCACGCTCGCTGGTCTAGTGACTTCTCGGTGCTCAATTCTGATCCGGTCATACGTGTCATATGTTAGGATCTCCCACCACCACCCAGTCCCCGCATCCGCTCGCGCACGTCGGCTGCGTGGGACTCGTTGTGGAGGGGGTCCCAAACCCCAATAAACGCTTGGCATCTGTTGTGTGTGTCGTCGCACCACATTGAGCTGCGCGAGTGCCACCCCATCACCCCTTCCGCCAGCAGGCGGGTCTTCTCGGCGTCGGCGAGGGTCATAGCTTGCTCCGCTTCTGCCCGTCCGCAAGCATGATCGCCACGGGATCGGCTTGATTGTGTGTCCCTGCGGCGATTTGTTCCAAGATCTCCAGAACTTCATCCGGTGTCACATCGAATCCAAAGTCACGAAACCCAGCGTTGACTCGGATCGCCCATTGTCGCGTGCCGTAGTCGCCTCTTTGCTTGTACCGCTTCATCCCTTCCCTCCCTCCGCCGCAAATTTCTCAGCCTTCCGTGCTTCTGTGAGATAGTGCGCGGCCAATACCTTGAACCCAAGCTGCTTGGCTTGGCTGCTGGCAAGCCGCAGTAATGACGCTTGCTCCATTGCCCTGTCAACCTGCGTCCTCATCCCTTCCCTCCATCCGCCGCGCGTGCGGCGTCGATGGCGGCGCGCGGTGTCTTGTAGATTGGCTTTGTCATCCAGCGTGAACCACCGTAGCGGCGCGTCTCCACGACAAACCTTCCCTTCGTCCACTCGGTTACGTGGGCCATGCGTTCATGTAGCCAGTCCAGTCGCTCCCCATCCTTCCGCGCCTCCGCCAACTCCGCCTCAATCTCCTCTATTCGCGCCTGCCGCTTGAAGTTCCACTCGCTCAGTGCGGCTAGTTCAGCAACATAGTCGAACGGCTTATTGTGGTCCATTCGCGGCCTCCGCTTCCAGGCGCTCGGCCATTCCTTCCAGCATTTCCTTGCTTGCGTAGTACCGGCCTGTCAAATTACACCAAATGCACTCCTTTGCCGCTTCCCGCAGCGCCGCCGCCTTACATGAGGCCAGCGATTGCGCCGGGGTGCGGGCGAGGGCAAGCCTGAGCGCGTCAATGAACTGCCCGGTGTGCTGTACGTCCTTCCACGTGGGGGTATCCCAGCGCTCCACCAGGGCTTTCCCGGCCCCCTCCAGCTCCGCCACGCGGGCGGCGAGGGTGTCGCGTTCGGCCTCGGCTTTTTCGGCGCGGGCGGTGGCGGCGTTGCGCTCGGCAGTCATTTTCGCCGCCATCCTCCCGTAAAAGCCGGTGTTCTTTGTGTCATCCTCGCTCAATGGCCACGTTCCGACATAGCAAACATTTGCCCACTGGCGAATCTCTTTGTCCTGATATTCGGCGTGTTTTTTCGCCGCCGCAAGCTGGGCGCGGAGTTCCCCGTTCTGGTCCACCTCGTGCAGCAGTGCATAACACAACAGCGGTACGTCGTCCTCCGTTGGCCACTCATGCACAGAGCAATGAATGTAGTTCGCCAGCACAATCGCCTTCTGTCTTTCAACGTCGTTAACGGCCATTCACTCCCCCTCCGCGAGGCACCTTGGGCGTTACCGTATTTAGGACTGTGCCCGTTGGCGAAGATACAGCCGTTTTACAATTACGTCGGTGCTTATTCCAGGCAGGAACTTCCGGCTTCCACTCCCCCGGCGTCGCCGCCTCAATCGCCCAGATAACCGCATGGCGTCCGTCTTCCGGGTCGAGTACCTTGCATTCCAATGGGTGTAGGCATTCTTGTTTGATCTTCTCCAGCGCCTCGCGCAGCGCCCGCTCGCGCGGCGTCCAGGGGGCGGTCATCGGGTGGCCTCTTTCGAGCGACGAAGAAACCGCGCTAGCCGGGAGACTACGCTATCCATACGCCTAGAGTCTCGGCAGTCAGGGCACATGTACCCCGGATAGCTACCATCTGGTCTCTCGCACTCACATGGGTATTTTGTTCGGTAGGCGTGGCGTGCAAGTGAGCTTGCCGCCGCCGCTTTCGTGAAGTACCTGCGACCTTTTGCGCCTACCCACACTTCAGCGGTTTGACGTTTCATCGCGCGGCATCCGGTGGGGCGGGGAGGCGCATGTAGTGGGTAGGCTCAGTGTGAAAACGCTTATTGATGTCCACGTGGTGCCATCCCGGTTGATTGATGGCCGCGCCATCCAGCCATGCTGCAAGGAACGGAATCATACAGCCGCTCCGATGGACGAGTATTATGGTCCCATCCTTCGGCGCCTCCTCAATCGGCCGCCACTGCATCGCCGCAGCCCTTGCCTGCGGCTCGCGAACCGTCTCCTGGATAAACTCCCGCAGGTCGTCCGCTGTCGCCCCGTCTCCGTCCCACTCGTAATTAAATGCCGAGGCCAGCGATACAAGCGCCTTCTTGCAGTCCTTCTCGTACTCCTCCCCGTCGAGTTCTAGGGCCTCAATCTGCGCTTCTTGCTCGTCTGCTTTCGCTTCCGCCGCTTCCAGGCGGGCGATGAGCGCGGGGGCAAGGCTGACAACCATAGCCTGCCCGTGGGCCTTCGCCGCCTTGTAGCGTGGATGGTATGGCTGTGTCGCAACCTGAAGCCAGCGCTTCAGTGCTTGGATGTCTAGGTTACTGGTCGAGGTCATCGTATCTCTCCTGTTCGCATTTCGAGCACTCCTCAATAACGCCGGAACCGCCGCAAGCATCGCAGTGCTCCGAGTCGGCCATGTCGTCGCACCTATGCGGCCCGATATATCTGCCAGACGGATCGACCCAGTAATATCCTTGTCCGTTACAATCCGCACATGAGACACACGAGCATTCGACTTGAACGTCGTTACTGTCCATGCTTCCACTCCCATTCGGCGATGGACGCAATGGCCTTCGTGGCCGACTTATCAAACTTTCCGTATTGCAGCATCATTGAAACGCCTCCAAAATCTCCCTCTTTCCGGTAAACGTCAAACTGTTCCAGCGCCTCCCAGCACTCCACCACCAGCCTCACGGCTGCGGCTGCGGCGCGTAGGTCGGCGGCGTGCTGGCGAGCATTATTAGCGGTAGCGACCCAACTAATCGCCGATCCATGATTGCCATATTGGCGGCAATGCTCAGCCATGCCGACGTGCTCCTGCTGGGTCTTTTCCCACCTCGCCGCCTCCGCCTCCAGCCGCGCGATCAAGTCATTAATGTGTTTATTCATTTACCACTCCCTTTATCTCGGTCGGATATTTCCCATTCTCCTTCTGCGATTACCGTTACGCCAATGAAAACTTTCTGACGCCACCACAGCCCGGTAACTTTCCATGGCCCAAGCCTGCGACCCCAGAACCACATAGTTCGTTTATTCATTTAACATCCTGATCCGGCCAGCATCAATGCAAGCTACTTCAACTGCTTCCCAGGCCGACCTATCTTCGTCAGTTAAAAATATCCAAAATTCATCGCTGCGCCCCAGTGATCGCATATACGTGGAATACGCCACGTATCCAATATCAAAATCTTCGTCAAGGCTCATTTCAAGCTCCTTTTATCGGATCCGTCAAAACCGGATAATCCCGGTGCTTAATTGATTTGTAGGCCTGGAGAGCCTTAGAATGCCACTCCTCGATTGCCCCATACATCGTCTCATCGATCTTGAATCCAATAGCCGCTCGTCCTTCGGCCTCAAGATCGCCTCCAACGTGCTGGAGGATGTCCAGGGCCTCCCGCTTCCTCAAAGTCGCTCCTGATTGATCCTGAAGCGAAAAAACCGCTATTGGGTGATGATCGGTGTATGCGAATTGATTGCCTTGATAGCCGGAAGTGGCGGATTGCGCTTTCCGGGGTGCTTTTGATTCAGTCCGAATTTCAGACTGGCCTTGGGGTTCGGGTTCTTCGGCACTGAGGTATTTCCGGTACTGGGACTTGAATGCCGGGAGAGGGAGGCCTTTAGCGAGCCAATACTCATCGCGAATGAAATTATCCATGGCGACGACAGCCTCTTCTCCTACTTCATCGACTACAGACTTGAGCTTGTCTCCCCAGTTCTGCATTAACCGTGAAGCCGAACCCTTGCATTTGGCATCGCGTTTCTTTTCGGGGATTTTCGCGTACTTGATAAAAATTTCAGTCAACACATCAGCAGTACTCATTTTTTTATCTCCATGGCCTGGGAAGGAAGCAGACGTAGTGATTATAGCAGAAGTAGTCTCAATTGCAGCCTCTTGAAAATTTTCTTCTTCAATGGCCAAGGAGGGAGCGTAGGCGACCGACGTTAAGGGAGCTTCTGCGACCGTCTCTAACGGAGCAGTGATAACGGAACCGTTAGAGGTGTTGTATTCTTGGTTTTCTTCTTTGAACATTCTTACTACATTCTTATTATTCTTAGGACATTCTGAAATTTCCCCGTAAGCTTCTTTGTTTTCAGTATTTTGCAAGGAATTTTCTACCTCCAAACTTCGTTGATTTCGACGAAGTACTTCATCGTTTTCGACGAGGTTCTTCGCTGATTTCGACGAAGAACCTCTCTGTTCTCGATGAGGTACTTCATCGTTTTCGACGAGGTTTCCTTCTGAAACTTCATCGTTTTCGACGAGGTTTGGCTCGTTTTTAAGCATGGAAATCAGTCCGTTTACTACGTCTGGATGTAGAGTATACTCAGGTACCTTTCCTTGTCCTGACTTGATCGATATGATCTTTCGGTCCAGTAAGTTCTTTGTAGCTGATTTGATGGAGTACAGGCTTAGGGTTCCTTTGGAAAAGTTGATAATGTCACTATGCTTCCAGGAGACGGTCAGTTCGCCAGAGTTCGTTCTCTGCTCTAGGATTCTGAGTAGGATAGCAGCATCACTACTACCGCCGCAGATCCTCCTGTAGCAGGTGTATATGGCAACAAATGTCCCGTCTCCCTTGTTTAGTGATTGCTTCTTCATTGCTATGCCTTACTTCTGTATATCCTGTCTTGCTCGATGATCTTGTCGAAGTGGATAGTGAAGGTTCCTTTTCCAGGTTTCGAGGATTCCCTGGTAATTAGGCCTGCTTTGGATAGGTCTTTTAACACTTTTATGACAGTGGGCTTAGACACTGACATTCCGAGGTGCTCCCTGATCTCCTGGATGCTGGCCTTAACTTCGTTCTTACCATAGGGCTTGAAGTACAGATCCCGCATGTCGATTAGGGCGCTGAAGATTGCCGCTGCTTTAAGGTCTCCCTGGCATACTCTTAGGGTCTTGTTGAATATCCTGATCTGAAAACCTTTAGTGACCTCTCGATCCATATCTCTATTGTCATTACTTTTACCTTGATTGTCAATCATTTTCCTATCTCCTAGACTGAATACGTGATCAAATACGTTCCTGGTTTAGTGGGGTGCAGACTTGCCCTGTAGTCGCAGTATCTAAATACGTCGCCTAGAACTTCTATACTGTCTCTGTGTTCATTATAGATAAGCTCAAATGCCTCAGCTTCCCACTCTCCACTGCGGATGTAGCTCGGTGTGCCTTCGATCTCAATTGTTCCGCTTACGTGATCGCAGTACGGTATTTCGCAAGTGCTGTCTCCATACGGAACTGTATCCGATCCACCTGGGGTAACTTTTGATTCTATGATTGTCATTTCTTTCGTCCTCCTAGGGTTCTACCTGTATCTTCCAACCATTTCATGTGAACCTCGATCTCATGATCGCATTTACACATGGGGCAGAGGTTAAGCCTGCTTTTGGGGTCAGGAGGGAAGTGCCTGCATTTTACGCATAGACTGGGCCTGTCGGCCTCGTTTCGGTATTTTGATGGTTGGATACCCTTAGCCCTGCGTAATCGCTCCCGCTCGCTCCTGGCACGCTTCTCCATACGCGAAAAGCGAGAAGTTGCCCTCTCGCCTGTGTTTTTCGCTTCCATAGTTTTATTTTAGACTGAATCAGTACTTCCGGCGCTTCCATTTGCGCCAACTGATTCCGCATATTGCCAGTCCCGCAAGGGCCATTGTGGCTGGCTCGGGAACCTCGCCAACTTGTTCAGTCATAATGTTCCGGCTGCCGAAGGTGTATGTGGCACCGTTGCCAGTATTGAACTGTAAGTTAAGAACGCTTCCAATGGTACTCACTGGTAGCTGGGCTTCTGGAGTCGCCTCGCTGATCACTTGTCCAAGAATTGTGAATCGATTGACTAGGGAAGAGTTTGATCCGATCCACTTTGCAACTCCAGATCCATCGGCAAGGAATGAGACATAAGCCCAGCCGTCGTTGTGGTCGAAGTCTCCATAGGTAGGCGGTGGATTGTCGTTTGCATAAATCATCCAATTCGTAAATGGGATAACGTATACGGATTGTCCGATACGTGGATCGTTGTCATTTGTACGTCCTCCGTCGGTATTAATAAAAGGCCCTGCTTGAATAGCAATGGCCGTCATAAGTAGTAGTAGTGTTTTCATGTGATTCCTTTATTTTACCTTACTCCAGCTCCTTTTCCCATGGAAGATATCCCTCGTCGTCTACGTCGGACAGCTCTGCGATGGTTTCATTGAGAAGGAATCGACGAGCCGCTTCCGTGATAACGTCCCCTTCCACGGAAGCAGTAAGCGCCAATTCGTCCCTAATACTCTTTTGTACGAAGGATTCGCCAGCTTGCAATGTTCCGATAAATGTTTTGAACTCCTTGGAGTCGGCCCCGAAGGCGGTTTTTTTGCGACAAAACTTGACGTACAGGTCGCGTACCTGCTTTACCTTTTTCTTCCAGGTCTTCCATTGATTCTGCACGTCGATATTGAATGGATCGGACTTACCTGTCATTTTTGGAGGAGTGATGACTAGGTAAGGGTTTGTGTATAAGTTCATTCCGACTTATCCTTTCTGTCCTCCTGGTGTAGTCGGATAGCTTCGATTACGTTGTCAATATTCCGCTGTACTGGATAGACCTTACGAGCAAACTCCATCTGGATTACCTTGTAAAGCTCAACCTCAATTTCTTTATCGGTTAAGCTCGGGTTGAATTCCTCAGCGAAGACGACCGTAACGTGCTCTCGGTCACCTCCAGGGAATCCGTCTGATACTTGCCATTTCAATTTTATTCCACTACTCATCTTCTTTCTCCTTGTTTTCTTGCTGGTATTCTCGAATGGATTTCAGAACATCTGATTTATTCTTTCCATAAGGAAATACGTTTGTTTTGAAATCCTGCTCTATGATCTCATCAAGTCGGTTGCAGATTTCCTCATCTGTCTCGTCTTCGCCGAATTCATCTAGGTAGATGTCTGAGTATTTCGGCCTGCTGGCACCTACATATCCGTCATCAACCTGCCAAATTAATTGCACTTTACTCATCGTTTTGCCTTCCTTTCTTCTCTTGCCATTGTAGCCTCATTTATGAGGTTTGAGACTTGACCTCTGCTATAGTTTTTCTTCACCCATTCGTGAAATAGGGCGTCGTTTCCGCCGAACTTTTGCTTCAGGTCTCGGCGCATATTCCCTAAGTGGTCTATTTGCTTCTCTGTTGGCCTATGTGCCCTCCATTTTGCCTCAGCTCTCAATAAGTCGAACGAATCATCTGGAATTAGCTTATCCTCTGCATACTTAATCGCTGCTTCCAGACTATTCTTCTGGGCTACCACCTGTGAATTGCCATTAACTGACCGATGGACGGTGAATCCCAGGGCATCTTCTGTTACTCGGATGACCTCACGGCTCGGTAGCGATATCTCGTACTTGCCAGCTACCTTGAGCCATTCCAGGGAGCTGATTGTAGCTACCTCGGCGCTTACGGTAGGTGGCTGGAGTAGATTGATGCGTTCGACAATGGACCGGAGATCCTCGATACTACTGATATCGTTGATATGCTCTTCGACGGAGGCTTGGATCTTTTCGTCTAATTTACAGACTTCCTCCTTTATCTTCTTGGCCTCCTTGGACACCTCCTTACCTTTGAAGTCAAACTTGGATCCAACTCCAAAAATAGAGCCAATCGTGACTAAGCTGTGTTTGGAGCTGAGATCGCAGAAGTCGATAAGAATGGCATATGGCTTGATCCACTGCGGCTCTTCTCCTTGCGACCGCATATAGGCCAGTACTTCAGGAGCGGGGAATGGACGAAGTGCTCTTCCGATGGCCTGGGTGTAGAATGTCGTGCTCTGCGTAGGGCGGCACATAGCGACGAAGGACATTCCTGGGTCATTGTAGCCTTCAGTTAGTACGGAACAATTCATTAGCGCTGTAAACTCATCATTTTTATGGGCTTTGAGCGCTCCAGATCTATCACTCTTCTCGGTTTCTCCGAAGACATATCTTGCAGTCATTCCCATGTCGTTTGCCATTTGGCATAGGTCCTTAGCGTGTTGCACATCCACGCAGAAGAACACCCCTCTGCGACCTTCGTGCAGCTCCATTACTCGTTCGATGATGAGCTTATTCCGGGCGGGGATATTAATTGCTTTACTGAGGTCTTTTGCAGACAGGTCGGTGCCTGTTACGGTCTTTGTTTTTCCGATCTCGTGGTCGTCAAGGTTGACGGATGTCGATACCCTATAGGCCTTGATATCGGTTAGCCAATTGTTTTCAATGCCCCAGACAATATTGCGATTGCAGGCCACGCAGGAGTAGAACTCCTCTAGGCCTTTATTGTCCATTCGGTTGGGCGTAGCCGTGAACCCCAGAAGCATGACCCAGGGACGGTAATTATTTCGGCCTGGGTAGGCCCCGAAATACATGATAACGGAGCGGAACGTATTAGCGGGCGCTCGGTGCGTCTCGTCTACTAGGATAACCGAATACTCACTTGGATCAATCTGTAGGAGTCGCGGCTTGTGAACGGGGTCGCCATTCTCGTCGAACTGAGCGGTGCCGAGAGTTTGAACGGAACCGATAACTACATGACAGTCCTTGTCCGCTCTGTTATTGGCCTGCTCAATACCGATCTTGAGCGAAGGGTTCGCTTCGGCGAACTCGTCACGAGTTTGTTCGACAAGCTCAACGCGGTTGACAAGCACGAAGATTTTGCCAAACAGTCCTAATTCAGACTGAATATCCGAGATACCAGCCATCATCTTTGTCTTACCAAGGCCAGTAGCTTGAATGACTAGCTGTGAACTGAATCCCAGTTGATAGTTGTTCTTAATGGCCTCGAAGTCTTCAATCTGATAGTTCCTGTATCCCATTACTTGCCCTGTTTATAGATAACTACATGGTGCTGAATATTGCTGCCGTAGAGGTTAATTTGACCGCCACTGATTCTCGATGCTGAAATTTGCCCCATGTAGGGCTCTCGTTTAATTTCTCGTTTTTCCATGTAACTCCTTTTAGTTGGTACCCCGACCAGGAATTGAACCTGGATTTTTCTCTTAGGAGGAGAAGCCGTTATCCTTTACGGGATCGGGGCCTTGGGTTAGAAAATCTTATCGATAATAGTTGCCACGTAAGTCTCCTCAACCTGGAAGTTGGGATTCTCGGCAGCTTGCGCGCGTAGTGCGTCGATAAGGATCATAAAATAGGCGCTATCAACGCCGACTAACTGGTCTTCTAATACATCGATATCAGTTAGGTCGAGCTTCGACAACTGAAAGCCCATCTTGAGATACTGGCCAGCATTGATATTGAACCCGCGCTTAATGAATTTGCGAGTCCGGATCATTGAGCATAATGGGTACTTGCTACCACAGTATATCAGTTCCTTTGCCAGGAGGGCTTCCAGGGCCTTCTGTTGAAGCACTAGTCCGTCTTTCATGGTCCAGTAGTTCGTGCAATGCGCGAAGTCATAGTTTGCGTGAATCTCTTCGGGCTCACCGTGGAATCGGATGACCACTTGAATCTTGTCAGATAGCGTGATGGCGTTCGTGCTGAGGAATATCGGACGGAAAGCGCCTTTCTGTGGTTCTCCGTTGACTTCCTTATCGACTTGATCCGTAGTAACGTGCTCGGCTTCGGCTAGTAGGTCGGTAACGTTCTCAAAGGGACGCTCTAGGATCTGTTCCTTGCCGTCTTCTGCCGCTACGCCATCGGATCGAACGATGACCTTAATGCGGTCAATAGTGCATCCGGCAATCATGCGGGACCAAGTTCCGTCTTCCTTCCATTTCTCTCCACCCTGGTTGCTAAAGCCGGGGGCGATTGCTTCCAGGCTCTTGCCGCCCTTCCTCCATTCTTCTACGTCTAATCCGTCAAGGACAAACGCTTGAGCCGCTCCGCCCAGTTTGTTCTTGTGGTTTGTATTCCGCTCATTGAACATCTTGCAATAATACTCAGCCACTCGCTTCGCGGTTCCCTTAGTGCGGAAGTATACGTCATAGTCGTTAACCTCCTCGCCAAGGAGAAGAGAGGCAATACAGCCACCAGTTACGATGACGTTGCGCTCCATTTCATTGCGAAGTTGTTCGTCGGTGACGCTCTTGAGCCAACTCTTAATTTTAGACTCAATGATGTTTTTAATGATCCGTTTATTCATTTAATTGTCCTTTAGGTGATACCACAGGGATTCAGAGCACAGCTTGCTGATCTTTTTGTAATCGGGCTCGGCCCCAGAACGACGGAAGTAGGCATCCCAGACGAGAGCGGCATCCATGATACTTAGCTGAGAAACCATGTGTTTGATTGCGGCAATGCGAGCTTTTGACTTGTTTGCAACATCTCCAGGGCTCTTAATGGCAATACCGCGAGCTTTCACAATTGGGCCAAATGGATCATCCTCACTGTCGATGTACTGGAGAATGCATTCGGTTGCCACTAACTCCTTAATGGTCCGGATCTCGGCGCTATTGTGATCAATCTTTCCCTTTCGGTCTCGCTTAATAAGGACGGACTGAGTATGGTAGTGACGGAAATAGAGTCGGTACTCGTTTCCGCTAGTAAGTGTTACTCGCATGTTATTCCTTCTCCTTAAGTACGAGCATGTCATCCTGCACTGCCTTGCAGCCAGGAAGGTTGATAGCGGTCGTCATTGCCGAGGCAAGTGAATTGCCCTTTGCTGGCTTGTACTCAAACAGGGCAAAGATCTGCGGATCGATGTCGATAATCTGCGTCATCTTGCCGTCAATCTTCCTGTTGGTTACTTTGATACCGGATAGAAGTAGCGCCTTGGGATCGCTGACTTCCAGTTTCCATTTGCTCTTCTGAATACGAGCGTTATCCACGGACTCGTCAGGGTTGTCGCGTAGCCATTGCTCTACTTCTTTGCGTGCTGCTTCCTTAAACTTCGTGGCTGGTTCTACCAGGATATCAACGCTGGCTTTCAGTGTCTTGGAAGCCATGTCCATAGCATCTTTAGCTGGTTTGAAGATATCCTGGGTCTTAGCGATAAGTTCATCGGCTCTGATGGCCCTGGTGGCGACATCATTACAGGTACCTGCATCTAGGATTAGCAGTCCTTGGGATTTGAGTGCTTCAAGCTCTGCGCTCTGTTCGGCTACCTTTGGCGACAGGCTGTCGATATCGATAGTGATTGGCTTCTTCATCTTGGGTTGTTCCTTTTGTACCGCTTGACTTGCTGTATCCATTCCTGAAAATCCTCTTCTTTCTCGTATTCTTTCCACTTGTAAGTCTTTCGGCTATCGTGGAGTGTTAGTGAACCGCGAATAACTTCTTTGTAGTCCATTGGGTACCTAGCTAGAGTGTATCCAGCTAGTTGTAGTCTGGTGTGCGGAGGTGGTGTTTTACCGCTCTTCACGTCAGCATTAAGCAGTTTGCCAGTCTTGCGGAATACGCCGAATATATCGGACGTTCCAGCGTAATCCGGTAGATACGGACCTTGGATATATTCGAGTAGTCCGACTGAGCCGTGGAGCATGACTTCAGTCTCCGTGAATTCAACGTCTAAGTCTTTGTGGAATTGCGTAAACTGCTCAAACTCAGCAGGGTACTTGCTACTCAATTCTTGTAGTCTTAATTTAGACTGGCCTTTAACTGTCCTGCCATCTATTAACCGCTTAATCTCAAGGTTAACCATTTCGTGGATCTCAGTGCCTCGATTGGCGTGTGATTCAGACTTGCAGAACTTTGATACATGGCCTGAGTCGTCCAGGATTTGCGTTACTGATGGGACGTAGTATGTTCCGTCCCACCAGTAAGCATGGTATTTAGGGTCGAACGTTAAGCGGTCACAATTGATTCCCGCCACACGTCAGGCCCTTTCGCTAATGCCTCCTCGAAGCACTCCTGGAAGCTCTTTTTGGTCCGCTTCCAGTTGGTCGCCACGACGGAGAAGTCGCGGTTCTCTGAGTATTTACGCATGAACGTCACTTGCAGGTCTTCCGGTTGTTCGGAGATACCAGTAGTCTCCATGAAGCGAGTGATTGCAGTAGGCGTTACTCCAGTGTGCTTTGCTGTAATTGAATTGATGATCTCCTGGAGTTCGCTATTTGTGCCTGTAGCTACTTTAGTTGGCTCGGCCTTGGCCTCTTCGGCCTTCGGTTTTGCCGCTACCTTTGCTGGTGTCGGTGGCGTGTCAGCCTTGCGCGGTTGTTGCTGTTGGCGCTGTTGACTGCCTACGTTGCTGCCGCTGTTGCCGTCATCGTCATCTTCTGCGATGATGCCAAGACCGGACAACGCATATCGGCGAGCATAAGTAACTGACTTGCCGACTTCATGGGCCTTAACCTGACCTTCGATAGGCATAGTGAACGTCCATCGAACATACTGTCCAGAGGAGTGAAAGATAATGCTCTCAACGGTAACGGATCGCATGTCGCTAGCCAAGGATGGAGGCTGAGATAGAGATAGTCCGTTGCTTCCTAGTGCTGGCTTGATCGCCTTCATGCAATCAGCTAAGTCGGCGTACTTCTTGCCGAAGTGGGGGTTAGTGGCATCCTTTGATGCATAGTCAACCTCATCAAGGGCCTTCTGAAAGGCTGGTAGAACCTTGTCGTTAGGGATAGATGTATAGATGCCACGCTCGCCAGATCCGATCTTAATCTCGGTCGGATTAGCGAGCGGTGCCAGTGGCTGGTTTGGTGTCTGTATTTGATTTTCTTCCATGTGGGTTCCTTATTTTATCACGGTTTCTTTTCTACTCGGCGGTATGGCAGATATGGGATTGGGGTAGGTTCGCATGTCCATTTCTCAAACGTGTGAGAGGCGGTTGAAAAATACCAGTCCCCGTATCGAAGAGGCCGTCTCTTACCGTCAGTAACGTATTCATACTCTGGCTCTCGAACTGGTAGGTTTACAGTGACAGGGATTTCCTCCCCCGTCACTGCCTTTAGTCCCTCCTCTAGGATTCGCTCCAGGAGGCCAGCTTGCTCTTCGGTTAATTTAGGCATTAGTGGTAGCTCCCGCACTCACTCGGTCAATGGAGGCGGCGAACATCTGGCTAAAATCGGCATCCTCGCGGATTTTGCCGTCCCATCCATTGAGCAGGATGTTCGCGGTCAAACGGACTTCCTTGGAGAACTTGTTTGGGTCCATGTGATACTGAAGGAACTCGTACATGTCTCGTGGAGTGCGCTTGCCAATGGCTTCGACCTTCTCTTCCTTGGCTTCCTTCTTGGATGGCGGCGTGACGTATGGCTTCTTAACGGCCTTAGCCACCGCCTTCTTCGCAGCTTCCTTGACCTTCTTGGCGGCGGTAGCTTTGGCTTCATTTTTCTGCTTATTGGTAGCGGTGTCGGGAACCTTTACTTCATTGGCGACTTCAGCTTGTGCTTCGTTAATCGCCTTGGATACCTCGCGCTGTTCCTCGGAAGTGGAATTAGCTGCCATGGCGACGGCATCGCTAAATGTCACAAACCCACGGTCAACCTTTACTTGGATGTCGTGGTTGAGGCGGGTAAGCGACAAGTGCTGCGATACCCAGGCGGGAGTGCGGTTATACTTTTCAGCGCACTGCTTCTGGTTCCAGCCCCACTCTTCTGTTAGGCGGCGAATCTGAAAGGCATAATCCATCGGAGAGAGATCCTTGCGTTCATGATTCTCTGTAATGTTTGCCAGGAATACTTCGGCATCGCTTTTGCTGGAGACGACGGCCTTGATTCCGAGCCATTGATCTTGCGGAAGCTCTTCGTTAATGGCTTGAATCGCCATGTAGCGGCGGTATCCTGCGATTAATTCGTATTTATCACTCTTGGGAATCCGCTTAACGATAACAGCCTGAAGCTGGCCATCTTGTTTAATGGAATCTGCAAGAGTCTGAATATTCGACTGCTTGTCGAATCGGCCATTTTGGGCGTGATCCACCGTCAAGAGGTGCATGGGGATCAAGAGAAGATCTGAGCGCTTTGTTGCGTCGAGGGACATGGTGTATTCTCCTAGTTAATTTACGTTATTCAATAACGTCTTAATTGATACTATCACCGATTTTCCGTCTGTCAATAGAGGATATGGTATAATTCTTCCATGGCCAGATGGACGACAGCGGGGACTAAAATGGAGGCGATTTCGCAGCTCTTAAAGGATGAGCCTGGGCTCACCCCTAGGGAAGTTGCGAAGAGGTTAGGTACCGAAAGGGGGTACGTTTATCAGGTTATGCGGAAGAACGATCTTGCGTGTTCCCCGCTGAATCGAAGGATATGCAGGATTGAGGAGCGCCTGAAGTCCATGGAGCAGACACTCCTCAATGTTCTCGCCGCTAAGGGGTTGTCGCACCTGCGGTCTGATGTTGGGCTGTAGGCTGATTTGCTGGGCGCAGCTTGTCGGCTTCCTCTGTTAATCGTTTGCTGAGGCTTAGGGCGTTCTTTGCGATTGCCCGAGCCATGGTGGCGACTGCCAGCTTGTTTTCGTCGCTATCTTGCATTCCGCTCTCCAGGATGGAGAGGCATTGGATGTCTTTATTGATCTGGTCTGCCTGGACCTGGAATCGGTCGAGTTTAATCATAGTGCGATCTCCATTGGTTTTCTTCGGTTAATTACGTCGTTCAGCCAACCCTCAGCTTTTGCCTTGAGTGAGTTGTGCTGACTGCACATTGTCCATTTGTTATCCTTGTCGTCTTTACCTCCAAGGCATTGAGCGACTTTGTGATCGATGGTAAGCATGTCTCGTTGTTCACGCTTGTCGATGCCGTATGCAGTTAACTTCGACCTCTTAACGCCATTTTGTAGCTCGAAGTGAGTCAGCGTTACCGTGCATCCAGGAAACTGACAGCATCGTTCTTTGAGGATCATAGTCATCTCTTTGCCATGGATATGAGTGATTGCAACTCCCATGGAGGTTTGGTGGATATGCTTGGGCTGCTTCCTCCTCCATAAGAGTGTCGTGATTGGGATTACCTTTCGTTTCATGTTAGTCCGTATTTCAGACTGGGGCCTACCTTAGGCCCCAGTCTCCTGGTTGACTACGCCTGTCGAAGTGCTTGCAGTTGCGCTTCGACCTCTTGCGCCGTTAGGGATAAGAGAGCTTGATCTTTCTTCTGGGATAGAATCTCTTCCAGTTTGCGAATCTCATCCTGGCGACGGGCTGCGTTGACCTTAGATTCGTTTTCCGCGAGTCGAACTTGGATGATGTATTTAACCACCTCTAGCTTTCTCTCTAACTCGCCCTTGGCTGGGTTAGCCGCCTTTACGAAGCTCTCTTCGGCCATGGCTTTAAGGCTGTGGTATAACCCCTTGGCTACGGTATCAAGGTCGCATCCGCTCTTAGACTGTAGCGGCAGGTCCCATAAATTCTCTACGGAAAGCTCTCCCTTGGTGGAGGGGAACCGATATTTTTCTCGAACTGCAATTTCAAACATGCTCATTGTATTTTCCTTAAAAGTTGATCGTGTATGCTTGGTTAATGGTTTGTCCGGACACCCGAACATTGATTGACTCGCGCACCGTGGAACTGAACCCAAGGCCGGATAGCTGCTCACCTGCTGGCTGGCATTTAGTCTTGGATCCCAGTACTTCAAACACCTTTCGGTGAGGCTCTAATCCAGGTCGCAAGAATTCATTGTAAATCCCTCGCACCGGATCTTGGTTGTTGCACCCATCCAGGATGAAGAACCAGTGCTTATTTCCGTGCTCGTTGCCGTCCCAGTAATTAGGGGATAACATGATTGTGGATACTTTTGCGGTGTCTTCTGTTTTAATTCCCCAGACCTCCTTGGATAAGCCCTTCTGCTCAATTGCTTCATTCATGACATCTAGGCGCGTGATAGACCCGTTACTGACCGTTAGGTTAATAGCGTCTATCGTTCCATTAACTGAGTGGTTGTATGAGAACTGCTTCCTAACTCCATTGCATTCAACTTCCAGTGTAAAGCCGATGTTGCTAGTCTCGCGCTTGCTGTATTGATTGATCGCAATCCTGTATGTTCCGTTCTTTGGCTTCAGGAAGGCGAGGTTTTCAACTGGTGTTCTGGTGGTCCCGCTCAAGGCGTTCATATCCACGTCTAGGATGCCGCATTTATTGCGGTAATAGACGTGTCCATATGGGCATTCAGCGTGAAGATCAAGATCGTCATGGTTAAACCAAGCCAAGGAGATTCGCAGGTCGGCCTGAATGTTTCCTCCAGCCGCTTTGACCCTCTCCTTAATGGCGTCCGTTATATTGCCGTTATATGACCAAGCAAAGTTATTGTCCCACTTGAAGATGGGTTCAATGTTGCTGGATTCTGGTGCTGTGATACTGACCAAGTTTTTCTGGTGATTATCCTTGACCTCTACTTCGATTTCTGATGCCTTAGGCAGGATGTCCTTGATGAATTGGTCGATACTCACCTCTTTGTACTGACCGCTGCTCTTGATCGGCTTCCTCACTGAGTCGCTAAGCAATGACTCGATTCCACCTTTCATTTTTGGCTGGGCTGAGTTGCTGGCCCATAGCACATTGTTGATCGATACGTCCGAGAGTTTGGCATGTCTCCTTGCAAGCGCTGGCTCCAGGTTTAGCGCGGCGATCTTCTTCATAGCTTCGCTGACCATGCCCTGAGTTATGATGGCCGTTGGCCGCTTATAGTTAGTCGGTGCTACCTTAGCCTCGAAGGAAGATACCGCCCTGTCTATATCTACTCCATCGGATATATCGGCGGCCAGTGTTCCGATAACAGTATTCTTAAATCGATTCACTGGATTGCGGAGATTGAGCCAGATCCAGTTATTCTTCTGTGTTTTGATTTTCAACTTATCATACTGTCCCTTTAGTTTGTGGAATTCAACCACTTGTGGTTTGAACTCGTCTCCTCGGTACAGCGCCTTGGAATTGATAAGCTCGATAATCTCAGTCAGGGCATCTAGCTTCATTTCTTCCAGGCTGCGCTTGAATACGGATGCTGTTGTATTAGCCTCCCCTAGTACATCGTCACATGAGGATGATTGATGGTTTTGTGCGATGTCGGCATGGAAGTGATTCCATGTTTTTCGCTCTCCGTTGTCGAGTAACTCGGTTGTCTGCTGGTATCCAGCCTTACTCTCCTTACTGCGAAACAAGCCTGAAACTTGACTGTCTCTCAGCTTCTTTCTCAGCACTGCCGCCACTTCGCTGAATGGATACTCTAGGCCATCTGCATCCCAAATAGACGAGGCCTTGAGAGACGGGAGGATGCATACCACGTTTCCGATCTTTCGGATGAACGACTTATCGTATGATCCATCGAAGTATTTGCGAGTTCTGTAGATCTCATTAGTTCCCGGTGGGAAAGATTCGAGATATAGGTCCCATATCTCATCTCCGGTTATAGTAGAGCGATAAAGCTCTCCACTAGACATACTGCTAAATTGATCTGCAATTGATTTAGCGAATTTCTTGAAGTCATAGTTATGCATTTCATTCTCCTTTGTCTATTAATTAGACTGATTGATAATGTTATCCAGGAGGGATGGCATCTCGGGCACGGCCACGCCAAAGGTCAGACTCGGTTTGTAGGTGGCTTTATCGGCGTACTGTGTAAGTACCGTCAATGCCTTGTCTTTGATTTGGTTGCCCTGGCCAAATAGGCTCGACTTAGCGCGTTGAAGCGTTTCGTTCTCGCCATCCCTGGTTCGCGTACTGCGTTCGTGATCCACGTAATTCGTGAACGCATTCAGCATGTTGTACACTGTCCCGCGCTGTTCCGGGAAAGCATCACGGTCATTGCTTTCATACAGATCAATGATAGTATTGAGGATGTTCTGGTGGCGTTTGTTTTCGCGTTCTGCGTCAGGTTTACCTACGGGAGCGGCGATCACGGCTTCCAACAAGTTGTTCATGTCAACCGGATTGATATATCGATTGGCCAGAAATTGCAAGCGCTCCCCAGTTTTCATGAAGTCTGACTTAATCATACTGAGGGCCTCTCTTGCATCCTGGAGACGCCGGTGAGACTTGGATGTATGGCGAATCTTGAGAGCGCTTGCCGCCTTCTGGCTCAGTGCTTGCTTAATGGTGTTTTCGCATACCATTCTGACATTGGTCTGCCCGAACTGCGTGCTCATCGAACTGTCGAACGAAGTGATGCCGAAGAGGAATTGCTTAATCTCGTCATCACCGATTCGGATAGTAGCCTTGATGTCAGCGAGCCCCCATACAACTTTGAACCCACCGAGAGCACCGGCAACTTCGTATTTACAGCCGTCGCCAGCGGCGTCCAGAATCTCGTCCATGGTGTCGAATACTACGGCTGGAGGGTGGATGGCGTAGTCCTCACTGCATGGTGCGATGAATTTATTTAAGTCTGTATTATAGACTGCCCATGCAGGGACTTTCTCGCCACTGAATTCAAGTTGCCTCTTATCGGCCTTGAATGTCAGGCCGTGTTCGTTAATCTCCTTGCGATTGATATAGTCTCCCTTGACGGTTCCGACCGAATGCCATGCACTCTGACGGCCAAGGTATGAATTTACTTGGTACTCTTCGCTACCCATTTTATGCCTCTTTCTCGACTTTGGTAAATTCGTATTTATTATTCAGTACGTAGGGGGTATTCGGTTCGAGTTCTCCGTCTCCGTCGCCGTCTTTGACGTGTGCGATCTTTGTCTTGTATCTCTTACCATTCCAGTATTGAATAGATATAACGCCAGCACATCCCGCAGTAGCGGTGCCCCCACATCCCGCAGTAGCGGTGCCCCCATATCCGGCAGTAGCGGTGCCCCCACATCCAGCAGTGGCGGTGCCCCTATCTCCCGCAGTAGCGGTGCCCCCACATCCCGCAGTAGCGGTGCCCCTATATCCCGCAGTAGCGGTGCCCCCATATCCGGCAGTAGCGGTGCCCCCACATCCCGCAGTAGCGGTGCCCCTATATCCCGCAGTAGCGGTGCCCCCATCTCCGGCAGTAGCGGTGCCCCCACATCCAGCAGTGGCGGTGCCCCTATCTCCCGCAGTAGCGGTGCCCCTATATCCCGCAGTAGCGGTGCCATAGTGTACTGCTTTCCCTGCTCCGCCATTGGCGAGGATAAACTTGGCTGCATCGTGATGGGTGCCACAGAAGACTACGTGTCCCCGTGGGAATTTCACCTTGCCTTGGAGTTGGATTATATCGGAGGCAGCGACTTTAACAACTAGGGCTTTGGCGGATGCGGTGTGGTTTAATAAACCGCTATCGCATTCGCCCCACAGTAGTCCATGGAGGCCGTTACCACATTCTGTGGTGGGAAGCCAATCTGGGGCTGAGACTGGGCCGGATTCTGGCCACTGGAAGCCATTGGCGGCTTGGTGTTCGCTCCGCATGTCAGCGGAGCATGTGCGTAATACGAGTACTGTACTTATAGGCCAGTCACTGGGAGTGATTAGGTTTACTGGCGGGTTATTGAATAACTCTCGCATGGCGGATTCATGGTACCCTGCAATTCCGCATCCGACTTTCGTTAGTAGGAATTGTTTATCCTTGTTTTGATCACAGGCGTGATAAAGCAGATCGCGTGATAACTCTAATTCCTTCTTTGATCGCTTATTGAGTTCACTGTCGAGAGTAGGGAATGCATAGCATTTTCCGGTAATTCCCTCGCCTACTCCCCATTCTGCGCCGAATTGATCAATGGCTTGTTTAGCCGCTCCACCTCTGTGGAGCCCCGCTGCATTGGATCCGAATACAAAGATTTCATTGTCTTTCAGTTGCGTAATCATTTTGCCTATACTCCCATTTCTTGCTTGTATTGACGGTGAAGCCGGTCGTACAAATCAATGCTCTCGGCTCGTGCTGCTGAATAGCATTGTACTTTGCGCCACATAGCGGATCTCTTATCTGGTTTCATTGTGACGTAGACGAATGATCCGAACGCCACTACCATAAATTCAACTACTAAGATCAGTTCCATTGTTATTCCTTTTCCTGTTTATCGGTCGGCCATATCGGAGTGAATCCAGGTTTGCCGATCTGGTCAAAGTTTGTGCATTTCTGCCAGTAGTGAAGGTCGCCATACTTGTCGATAAAGGTATGGCGAATAATTGCGTTGTTTGCGAGTAGGTTTAAGGTCCTATCGATTTCATTCCCGATAGCCGCTGATGATGCACTCGCATCCAGGAAGGCTTTGCGCCGCGAGAATGTGAAGCCGTCGATCCATGCGGTGATCCAGTACCTGTTTGGCTCATTGCTTCCATCCGCTTCCACGACTATAGCATGTCCCTTGTATTTTCCGGTGACTTTATTCATTTAATCTGTCCTCTTCAATTCGATCTCCCAGGATTCAGGGACCTTGAGATCGATATCGGGTACACGCTCAAGTCTTATAATGAGGTGTTCCCTGGTTTCAGTGACGACAAACTGCTCTCCGTCCCAGTGTAGTGTCAGTGTGCGATGTGCTTTTTCTTTCATTCCGTCTCCATTGTTGTTTTCTTTAGTAACGCGATAGCCTCAATCTCAGTTACCCTTTCTGGTGACATGCCGCATCCCTCTAGTTCCTTTGGCAATATGCAGTCTAAAACTTCGACTAAAGCTCTCTCGGCCATGTCTAACTGCTTTGATAGGTCGATAATCCTATCTCTTCCTAAGGTGCAAATCATTTCATGATCTAATTGATCACGCATTAACATGCGTACTGCGCTAGCTACTTGCTTGTCTGTTAGTTTCATTCCGTCTCCATTTCTCCATCTTCGTTGAACATGTATCCATTGTTATTTGCAGTGTCGATTAACTGCTTATCTTCCGTTAGCCACTCGAACTCTTTCTCCAGGTCGTCATGGATGGCGTGGCAGATAGCGACTCGAAGACGTTCGCAAGCAGCCTCAAGGTGGTTAGCAAGCTCTTCCATGCCGCTATCGAATGGATCGCCATAGCCAGTATCGAGGTTAAAACGGCATGTGTTGTGATGACAGTAGTGAGAGCTGATTCGATCTACTTCAGCTTGTGCGTTTGGCATGTATGGCTTGAGTAGGTTAAGATCCTCTTTGCTGATGGCCGGATATCCGCCAACTTTATGCAATAGCCAGCCGCGAAAGTCCTCTGTCTTACCGTCGTAGCTGATTACGGGATTTGGCTCAATATCCGATAACAGGAACTCGATGAGCTTTTCCATGTCAACTGACTTGCAGGTAAAGCTAGCACCGTCTCTCTGTGACCAAAAACCACTGAAGCTGATCTCGGCATCATCGAAGCCGATCTGCGCCAAGGCACTCTTCCAGGTGTCATAGGTGTAGTCCCACCAGTCGTGATCTGTTTGGCTTTCCTGAAGCCATTCTCGGGCTTTCTGGCAGGCTTTATCTAATCCGCTGCCGGTTCCTTCCAGTTCGACAAGCTCTGCGAACGTGTAGAGCGTTATTTCTTTCGTGATCGTCTTAGGCATTGCTTCTCTCCTGTAATATCCAGCGGTTTCTGTTTACTATGACCCACTCCATGCCATCTGGAGCAATAAGTGGACCAGGGTCGCTGGTTGATCTCAGTTTACTATGGCCTTTGTGGCTTACCTCGAACTTCGTAAGTACAATATCTGACTCGGGGTCAATAATTGCTTTAACGAGTTGTTGTTTTGCATGGAACCTAGTTCTGGAATTGAAGAACTTCTTGATTCCGCGAGACTTCTTTGCTGCCCCGTGCTTGCCTTTGCAGAAATCACCTGGAGGACATGTATAATCCTTCTGATCCACGAACTCCCTAGGGTGATTTGTCTTAGGCATTGTCGTCAATCCTTTCAAGTTCACTCTCGAATGCATGGCCAACCCAGCTACCGCAGTCTGTGTCTCTTATCATGTACATTAATTCACCCTCGAAATCATACTCGTCTCTCCCTAATTCTCGGATTATCTCAACGGTTTTCCCGCGACGCTGTGTGTAATCTGGTAGGCTGGTGAACTCGGGAGGGTAATGAAATATTGCTTTCTCGATTGTCTTAGGCATCTTTCCGTCCTCCTGCTTCTGATCTCGCTTTCACTACTAGGTCCCAAAGGGCCTTGGGTATTGCGTTGTTGTCATTCTCAAGGTTATCAAGAGCCTCAAGCATCTGATGGAAGTTATTGCAAGCCTTGGTGATGAACTCCGCTACTCCAGGTTTGAACTCGAACATGTCATGCGCTGACATGATGTTCGCATCGAGCGATGGCGAATAGATGCGTGTGTTCGGCATACTGAGGTAATATTCTCTATCCTCCTCGTCTGCAAACTCAAGTGGATCGTATATACCTTCCCAGCTACGCTGTTGTACCCATGGGAGGGATTGTTGAATCTCTTGGTCAGTCATATTTCTCTCCTGCAAACTCGCATATCTGCCTGAATGCGAATACTTCACACTTGCTGAATTTTTCAACGCCAGTAATGACTAGCGGTAACTTGCGCTCAATCTCGTCAAGGATTTCTTCAATCTCACGGAACGGGATCTCAAAGAAATGGTATCCATTCATTGGCCTGCATAATACGCTACCGCTTTTAGTTGTCCTCTGATTGAGTGTTCGCCTGATCTCGTAGATTGTCATGACTTACTCCCTTTGCTTAGATATTCTTGCGGTAGGTTACTGGTTTTTTTATGGAGTGAGACTCGCCCCAGGATATTGCTACCTGATCGAACATTCCGCCGCCGTCGTGAGTCAGAAACACTCTGAAACCCTTGGGCTTCAGTAGCTTAATCAGGTCTTCAATTAATGTCTCTTTTGGGTATAGGCCAGGAGGTATATTAACGACTGTCGAATACCTAGTGGCTTTTTCAATGGCTGCAACAATGTCTTTGTTGATAAACTCGGCGATTAATGTTTGCCGAAGGTTCGTTGATTCTTGATTGAGTTGTTCGGTCAGCGCTGCGTACTCTGATGCGTCTTTGATCTTCAGTTCCATGACTTGCTCCTTTGTTTCAGTCTATTTCTTAGACTAGCTGCGAATCCAAAACTCGTGACCGTCCCACTCTACGGAAGAGTAGTCAGTCTTTAGTTCGTCGGCGGCATCTTCCCAGTCGATATGATTAAACGGCCAGCTATCCGCGCTCTTCATATCGCAAACATCCTCGGCAAGCTCTTCTGCATAATTCTCGAAGTAGTGGTCCGCAATGATTGTGATACCATCGAGCAATGATTCACCGCTCATAGAATCGATCTCTTCGCAGAATGACTTGAGCGCTCGATATTCTTCAATATCGGAATCTTCGGAACACTCAACCCATTCATCGAATGGGGTCTGCTCCTCGCGGAACTCTTTCTCATCCTCCTCTGTGAAGGGTTGGTCCCGCTCAAGGCGGGACTCCCGTTCTGCTTCGACAATCTCATCGAGCCACTCGTCAAACGCAATCTCAGCGTCTGTTTCCTTCTCGTTCAATAGCTTAAGCAAGTCTCGGCTATCGATGATGGCATCAGTGGGTGTGGGTTTGTTTCTCATGGGGTTCTCCTTTATACTTCTTCTACTGACCATCCGTATTTGCTGGATAGCTCAAAATATTCCTCGGTTGGTATCTCTGAGCCGTCTTGCATTTTGCCGTCGTCTATACACTTTTCGGCTATATTCAGGGCGCTTGCTTCACTGTCTGCCATTACAATCATGTTGATTGAGCAGTTGACCGGAATGCTGATTGCATATTCCTTTAACTTCATGGTGTTCTCCTTTAGTTAGTATCTTCCATGTACTGCCATAGTGAGGGCCTTACGCATATGGCTTCGACCTAGGTTGTCGTAGTAGTCTAGGTTTGGCTTTCGATTCGGCTTGGCTGGCATTGGTGTGCTATCAACCTGCTCTAGGTGGTAGCCGCAGTTGATGTTTGCGCGCATCGCTCTAAGTAATGCGTCGTTGGATGTGGTTCGTACTTTGATCATTTGAGATACCCTTCCTTTTGTGCAATTCCAAGTATTTTATTGATTCTTGCCTGAATTGGTTTAAGTTTGTCGTATTTTGATACAACAAACTCCAGGT